AGGAGCCACACTATGAAGAACCAATTGTCACCGAGCATCGCTGTACTTGCTGCCATCGAAGCACTGCGTACCCGTCTGGATATGCTGGAGACGGAAGTGAATCGGGCCACTGCCGAGTATTGCCCCCTCGGCATCAGCAACGAGTTGCAACACTCTGTGGTCCCCGGCAAGGACGGTGTCCTCATCGTCGAAAACGTGGAGTACCTACAGCGAGGCCACAGAGGACGACGATGGCACCAAGCGCACCGTCGGAGACTCCTGCATCGCTCTGGCCTACGGGCTGCTGTACGGCATCGCCGCAGACACCCACGAGAGCCTCACCCACAAGCTGTACGACTTGGGTTACCTGCAAGACGACGTCGGCCCCACCGACGACGCCGAGTGGGAATTCGAGAACAACGTCTAGGAGCCGACATGAACGAACAACAGGAAGCACAGCAGAAACGTGACGCATGGGTGTGGCGGGAGGCGCAGCGCAGCGCCAACGAGAACGCCATCGCCATCGGCATCATCATCTTCACCTTGCTTAACTGTCTCTACTATTTCACTCGCTAGGAGCCAACATGCGCAAGAACGAGCATCCGAGTTGCGGCTGTGACCAGTGCCGCCGTGGTATCCGCACCGATCACGGACACTTCGTGGTCAAGTACGTCAACCGCAAGCTGCGCCGTCTGTACCGAGAGGCGCTGCGCACCAAACCTGACGAGGTGGTACAGATCATCGTCTCCACCCCGTACACGGACTAAGCCATGGCCCACAGCGCAAGTACAACCGCACCATCGGCGGCTACGCTATCCACATAGAGGGCGTGGGCACCATCATCGTCAAGCGTGTCGCTGGGCATCACTGGGTAGCCCGAGCCAACCTGTCCGGGCTGGAGCGCAGACACGCCACCCGCGATAGCGCGGTGGATGCGCTGCTCCTGCATTATGCACACATCAGGAGTCACCACGCCCCTTGACACACCTGTTGACACCATGTAGCATTCGCAACCTTTACTGGGAGCCACCTATGAAGATGATAACGTGAACACCGGACGGAGACACTCTGTTCCGCATGGAAGCATACCTGCACCAAGATCGGGAATCAGCAGCCCTACTTCTCGATCACCGGCAGCGAGTACGAGAAGGGTCTGTGGGTGAGCGGCGGTTGTCTGCACGAAACCATCCTCACCATCTGGCCGGACCTCAAGCCCATCGTGACCTGCACCTCTCGAACATGGACGGCGTACCCATGCACGCTGCCGAGAACGGCTGGTACTGGGCCGGTGGCACCAAGTGGCAGCAAGCCGAGCCAGTCTTCCTCAAGAAGCACCTGCGCTGTGGCGAGGGCATGGTGCGAACCATGATCGGACTGGCAGCACGCGGCGACCGACTGACCTTCGACCGCATGGTCGAGAACATGAAGCCTCTGTGGAAGGAGGAGGCCGAGCAGGTCATCACGCAATTCCAACTGACCATCAACGAAGACTAGGAGCCAACATGGAACATGCGGAAAAGGCCAAGCGCATCGGGCCGAGGACGTACCTCTACAGAGGCGTGAAGTTTGAGCGTGACATGGGCACCGCCCATGGCTACTGGGGTGCGTGGCGCACCACCGGCTACATCGGCAACGGCGAACTGCGAGCCGGGTCCATGAGCCGGATCATGCACGACATCGACCGCCACCTCGTCGTCCATGCCGAACAGATCGCCGCAGCCAACGAGCAAGCCGCCAGCTACGAGCGCCAGCGCCAAGCACACAGAGACGCCATCGACAGTGTGATAGGCAGGATGGTGCACGGGGTGTGGGTGGCCGGAAAGCTGGTGGCGGTGCTGCCCGACGCCGGGGCGGCGTGCCTCAAGGCATCACAGACCCCGAGCGGCGTGTATGGGGAAATCATGTGGGAAGCGATCAAGAGGGAGACGCTATGAGCAACCTGTTCAACATGAAGAAGCCGTGCGGCAACTGCCCCTTCCTCAAGGAGGGGGCGATTGAGTTGGCGGCGGGGCGCATGGAGGGCATCGTGCGCAAACCTCGAAGAGAGCGACAAACAACCTCTTCTACTGCCACAAGACGGTCCACGGTCCCAACGGTGGCGAGTGGGACGAGGACGAGCGCGGCAGTCCCGTGTACGTCCCGAGCGGCAAGGAATCGGCGTGCTGCGGGGCGCTGGTGTATTCGCTGAAGACGGGTAACACCCCGGTGATGCTGCGCATTGCGCTGATGAGCGGGGCGCTGGAGTACGAGCCGCTGATGAGCAAGCGGAACAGATCATCGACGTCATCCCCATTTCACAGAGATCGGAGGAAACACAATGAGCAATGACCCGCAAAAGGATTTGGTCATCCTGCGTACCTCACTGGCTCGCGTTGCACAGAGCGCGAAGGTGAGCCTGTCCTGCGTCAAGCTGCCCGACGACGCGGCCTACAGCCAGATCGTCAACGCAGCATGGAACGAGCAGCGCGGCTGGAACCGGTTGGCCGCAGCGGTCATCGACCGCATCGAAGAGTTGTCCGTACGTTATTAATTCACAGGGAGCCACCCATGAAAATCATCATCGCAATTCTGCTGTTCGTAACACCTCTGTTGGCGCACGCCGAGAAGCTGGTCAGCATCTTCTCATCCGCCGACGGCAACACTCGCTCATGCTGACGTCGAGTCGTTCTCCTACGAGAAGGATAACGGCGGGTTCTACATGGCCCGTATGTACGCCTACCACAAGGGCGAGCGCACCAACCACTTCGTATCGGTCACCCCAACCGAGTGCGGCAAGGGAGCCGGAACGCTCATCATCACCACCGACAACAAGAAGGGGGCAGCGTCTACGCATGGTCGCTGTACGACGCGAAGGACGCCAAGAGCGGGCAGGGTTCCGATCATGTCGGCGTGGGTCTGTGCATGTTGGGGGGCGAGATCACCCCCGAGCTTGAGATCAGGCCCGCCAGCAACAGCAAGCCGAAGCTGTCTCTGTAACCACAACCGCCGGGGCAGCAATGTCCCCGGCTACTCACCAAGGAGAATTGATGTTCGACAATTTGGAAAAGATCGCCGTCGCCATGGGCTTCCCCGGCATCACGCTGGAGTTTCTGGTCAAGGTCAGCGCGTGCGTCGGCTCCTTCCCCCGCATCGCGGAGTTGAAGGACCTGCCCATCGACGTCGGGATCGCCGCCAAGCGCGAGTACATCGCCTAATGGCGCAGGGGGCGGTCATGTTCGCCCCGGCGAAGACGCGGGAAAGGGCCGCTCAGATCGCACAGGAGGCCCGCCAAGCCGCGCTACGGGGCTAGGGGAGGGTATCCCCACCGTCCGCGTTCCCGTTCGTCGTAGTCCGGGGCGCGGGCGGCAGGGACCCCACAAAAGGTGAGGCCCGATCAACCCACGGGGGGTAACCGGGCCTCGTACTGCACCTCTAGGAGCCACCCAGAGAGTGCGGCAATAGTAGCCAAGGATTGCAGGTCATGCAAGCAACGCCCGCAGGGCACCCGAGACGTTCATCGGGCTTCGCTCTGTGCTGGCTGTTTCCCCTTTGTAATCACGGAGTCACCCCGAGCGTTATGTCCCCGGTCGCCCACAGTTGGGCGAACGTCACGCACACGAACTCGAACTGGGAGCCGTACTTCTCCTCCCACTCCGGCACGCTGGCGTGCAACTCGTCGTGGTGCGCCCTGCACAGAGGGATCGTCCAGATGTCCGGCGACTTGGTCCCGGCCCCTTTGTAGCCAGCCCCATGCGGATGGTGCGGGTCCGACGGCGCTGGCGCGTCACAGACGCAGCACGGCAACGCCCGCACCGCCGCCATGTACTTCTCCGAGCGCACAGAGGCATAGCCAAGCTTGAGCGCCTCGCGGAACGACAGCCCCGGCGGGATCGGCTTCATCGCGTCTCGGCCTCCCTCTGTATCAGCAGGTCCGCCATTTCCAGCGCCATGCTCATATGCTCCGGCGACAACTCGTCACCGGACGCCACCATCGCCGCCAGTTGCTCGCTGGCTATGCGCAGCCGCAGCGACGGGTACTCGGCCAGCACCCGATCCATCAGCCGCGCCACGCTCTCCTCGGTCACGCTCGTGATAGGCGGCGACTCCGGCCCTTGCTCGTCGATCTTCACCACCTTCGCCCCCCTCTTCATTTCACCATCCCCCGATCCAGCATGTCCCGCAGCATCGCCATCGCCTCCAACTCCTCCTTCGTGTGCCGCGACGTAACGCCGTCCCCTTGCCACCAGTCCAAACAGGATTGGAGGAAGGGGGTGAAGAATTGGCCGCTGGTCGCCAGCAGCCTCTGTAGCGAGGCGGGCACCGCCCGGAACGCGCTCTTCTGGTCGTCCGGCTTGGTCAGCGCACAGACCTCGACGTCGGTGGAGCCGAAGGCTCTGCACGACACCGGTCGCACCGGGTACACAGAGCAGGTGTCGTTGTCGGCAAGGAACGGGCAGCGCAGGTTCAGCGCCCGGTACTGGTCGGCGTTCATGCCGAGCGTGAGGGCTACGGCTAACCGCAGCTTTTCAAGGATGCGGGCGCGCTCCTCGCGGGTGAAGTGGTCGCCGAAGCGGACGTAGTCCACGACGTCCACCACCTCGTGCGGCAGCGCATCCACCTGCAACTTGCAGCAGTGGGCGCAACCGGCGCGGCACGCCAGCCCTTCCACAGAGTGCACCTGCGCGTCGATCTGGGCGTGGATCGGCGGCATGATGTCCTTCCACCCATGCCGCGAGTCCAGCAACTCGCCGCGCGTGTAGAAGCGAATCATCTGCTTGCTCTCGTTCATTGCGCGAACTTGTCGATCCGCATCGACAGCACAGAGGAGTACGCCTCCATGATGCGCTCCTGCTGCCGCATCAGGTGCTGCTCCTCCAGCGGCAGCGTCGGGAACAACCCCCCTTGCAGGATGAACTCCTTCAGCTTCTGTAGTTTCTCGTCCAGCGCCGCCTTCTCCTCGACTACTCGTTCCTGATATGGCTCCAAGCGTCACCCTCCGTCGTTGACAGCACGAACTTCGTACGCGCGCATGTAGTCGGCATGGCACATATCGCACATCACCACCCCATCGACAACCTGTCCGTTGCCGATGGCCCCGCCTCGCGTTTCCCCGCACACCTCACAGAGGATTGCCTTGCGCATGATGGCGATCACGAGGGCCTCGTCCATCGTGATTTCCTGCATCGTCGTCTTCATGTGTATCCCCTAAATCACAGCCCTCCGCGTATTCGCCGACTTGGTCTGCCAGCACGCGATCACTGTGTCTGCCAATTGCCATGTGTAGCGCAGCCTCTGTTCTTCCTGCGAGGCTGTCTTGAACGCTTCCAGAGCCAGCTTGTAGTCGTCGCTCGCTCTCGCGTCTCTCTCCTGCACATGCGCCGGTTCCTCCCGCCGCTTCGCCTTCTCTGTTGCCTCTACCACCTTGAGCCACTGCTCCATGTGCTGACGGTTGGCGATGGCTTGCGCCAGCGAGTTCACGTTGCCGCCCATCCACGCAATGGCGCGATCCACCGCCGCCTCGTCAACCGTCATTCCTGCCGAGACACCCTCGAACGGTGCACTCATCGACCGATCCGCAGTACCGGGATACTGATACCGCCGAACAACAGACCGAGCAGCACCACCCCATCGACAACCTGTCCGTTGCCGATGGCCCCGCCTCGCGTTTCCCCGCACACCTCACAGAGGATTGCCTTGCGCATGATGGCGATCACGAGGGCCTCGTCCATCGTGATTTCCTGCATCGTCGTCTTCATGTGTATCCCCTAAATCACAGCCCTCCGCGTATTCGCCGACTTGGTCTGCCAGCACGCGATCACTGTGTCTGCCAATTGCCATGTGTAGCGCAGCCTCTGTTCTTCCTGCGAGGCTGTCTTGAACGCTTCCAGAGCCAGCTTGTAGTCGTCGCTCGCTCTCGCGTCTCTCTCCTGCACATGCGCCGGTTCCTCCCGCCGCTTCGCCTTCTCTGTTGCCTCTACCACCTTGAGCCACTGCTCCATGTGCTGACGGTTGGCGATGGCTTGCGCCAGCGAGTTCACGTTGCCGCCCATCCACGCAATGGCGCGATCCACCGCCGCCTCGTCAACCGTCATTCCTGCCGAGACACCCTCGAACGGTGCACTCATCGACCGATCCGCAGTACCGGGATACTGATACCGCCGAACAACAGACCGAGCAGCACCACCACCACGATCAGGCCGAGGATCACCTGCGCGATGACGGCGAACGGTGCGGGCAACGGAATCCTGCCCAGCAGCCAGTACAGAACATAGAACACCAGCCCGAGGATGATGACGGTGACCAGCAGACCGATCAGACCTTCCATGACGTCCTCCTTTACAGAACCACTTCCCGGCACGCCCACCCGGACTTGAGCTTGCGCCAGCCGTGAACGTGAACCACGATCCCACTCTCGACCACCCGAGGGTAGGTTTCCAGCCCGACGATCTTGGTGACCCTCTGTGCCAGATTGCCGCCGGAGGTGGTCTGTACCAGCACCACCTCACCCTTGCGGATGGCGAGCAAGTCCCCGAATCCGAACAGGTCCTGCCGGATGCCGTGGAGTCCTACATGGGGGTTGAACTTCTCTACGACGGCGGTCAGGTAGCCGCGCTCTCGGAGCAGGGCGAGGCTGCGCTGTGTAGGTGACGTCTTAGCCAAGGGTGGCTATCCCTGTGTAATCCGGGAGCCACAGTGCATTAGCTCTTCCGGCATGTCAACATGATTTCGTACACTTGGTAGGCCCCCAGCACACCTGTTGCGTAGCCGATAGCGAACTGCCTCTGTGCCTCCTCGGTGGGGTCCTGCTTCATCCCCTCTGTGAAGGCCGCTTTGAGGAGGCGGTGCGCCGCGTCGGCGCGGGTGCGCTCAACGGGACGCCCTCCGGTCCCTTCCTGCCCATCTCCACCCCTGCTTCCTTGATCCATTTGACCTTCACCCCCGGTCCGAAGACCGCTCTGTATTCATCGACGATTGCCGCTGTCTGTGGGAACCGCTCCCGTAGCTCATCCTTGGTCATGCGTACTTCCTCTGTTTCTCTCTCGCCTTGATGCGGCGAATGCGCGCCGCGAGGACGTCGTTCTTGACCTCCGACGTCGGTGCGGTAGCGAACCAATGCAGGTCCTTCTCCGGGAAGCGACCGAACTTCTGCTTGTAGGCCCAGCCTGCCCATCCCGGCTTGTACTGTTTGGCGAGGCAGATCGAGATCAGCCCCGAGTAGTAAAGCTGTCGCCCTGCGTGCGAGCGCACCTCGCGCTTCAACTCGTGGAGGGTTCCCTCCTGCTGTTCGAGCGAGAACGGGGGCGGCGTCACCGTGTACCCGCACACGCACACCGTAGGCTTGTAACGGGTGACCGCCTTACACTTCGGACACAGGTACATGCGCAACTTGGGATCGGTCTTCTTCTTCGGCTCCCCCATGTCCAGCTTGAGCGGCATCGGGTCGGTGAGGAAACCGAGACGCTCGACCGTGTCGCTGTGGTCGAGGATCAGCGCGTGGCTCTTGCCGGGAGCGGGACGCAGTGCGCGTCCGGCCATCTGCACATAGCGAGTGAGCGACTGGGTGGGTCGCGCCAGCACGATGCAGTCGAGCGCCGGGAGGTTGAAGCCCTCGGCCAGCACTGCACAGTTGGTCACCACCTTGGTCTGTCCGCTGCGCAAGCGGTCGAGGATGTCGATGCGATCCTGCGGCTTGGTGTTGCAGTCGATATGCTCTGTTGGGATGCGGCGGAAGTTGAACTGCTCACAGATGTGCTTGCTGTGCGCAATGGAGGTGGCGAACACGATGGTGCGACCCCCGTTGGCACGCTTCATCCACTCGTCGCACAGATTCGCCACGAGCGGGACTCTGTTGACCGCTGACTCCAACTCTAGCTCGTTCCAGTCGCCAGCGAGAGTGTGGACCTTGGACAAATCGGGTCTATCAGGGGCGAAGTAGCGGGCCGGTACCAGCCATCCCCCATCGGTGAGCGAGGTCACCGTCTCGGTGTGCACGAGGGTGTCGAACACCTTGCCAAGCCCACGGCTGAATGGCGTGGCAGTGAGTCCGTACACCTGCACCGGGTTGTCGGTGAGGAACTTGCGGTACATGGGCGCGATGGCCCCGTGCGCCTCGTCGATGATGATGACGTCGAGTCCGGGGTTGAACTTGCGCCGGTTGATGGTCTGGATGCTGGCGATCTGCGTCGGCTCGTACGGATCGGTGCGCTCGTGCTTGGCTTGCAGCACGCCGTGACTGAGGCCGTGTTCGAGGAAGCGGTCGGAGGTCTGTTGGATCAGGTCGATGCGATTCACGCACCACGTCACGCGCTGCCCTCGCTTGAGTAGCTGCTGCACGAGGTACATGCCCTGCTCCGTCTTGCCGCTGCCGGTCGGTCCATAAATACAGACGCGCCGGTGTGTGCGTGATGCTTCGTACGCTGCTCGCATCAGCGTCCACTGGTACGGACGCAACACGATCTTGCGAATGGCGGGTGACTCTCCATCTGGCATGGTGGCTCCTGTCGTCTCCACGGTTCCGCGTGGTCGGGTGGTGATTCAGTTGGGTGCTGCGGCCAGTCTCTCACGCCTGCGTTGCTTCCTCTGTCGCTTCTTCTCCTGCTGTCGTTTCTTAGCCAGCCTCTGTTGCTTCCTCTTCTCCTGCTGCGCATCCAAAGCTGGACCCCATTGCTGCGCCGTAATACCGGGCACCCATCGCTTGAACAGCATCAGGTCCACGCCGTCTGGGCAGTACCACTGCTTCCTGCTCATGTCGAAGCGTGCGCCTTTCTCCTTCGCCCTGTCGTTCTCGGCGAACGGTACCTCCAGATATGTCTTCACTCCTACTCCCCTAGTTAGTGAGTGCCCACTATGTAAGTGAGTGCACACTCCTCCGGTCGTGTTGTGCCACGCCCATAGCCCCCCCAAGGACAGCCAGCCGTTGACTCTCGTCGTGGACCGACCCTCCTGACCCAACGACCCCAAGACCCCGGAGTCGCCCAGCCTACGCATGACGCTGCGATTCATCCTCAACGGGGGGTGCCTTACCCGATCTGAGTCTCGCGGTCCCTCGCAGAGAGGTCACGCAACGGTGGCTGGCGGTCACGCCAGTACCGGCCAGTCCCCGGTTGCCTCCCGCGCCACCCCGGATCGGTGCATTACTTTCGTGCGGAGTACGGTCGCGGGCACACAGTCCACGACGAGTGGTGCTGTGCTACTGGGATTGGTTGGCTGCTGGATTGGTTGGCGAGTCCATGAGAGACGCCACGATAATCCCGTCGAAACGTGATTGCAAGATATTTTTTCAGCCCCAGTATTTCAAGGGCTTGCGAGCGCATGAACAGAGCGGCAACAGATGTTGACAAGTCCCAGCAGTGGTGCCACTATGCGGTTGCTGCACCCCGTTTTCACTCTTAACTAGGAGCCAATATGGCTGGCGATCCGCCTGTTGAACCCGTTGTTTCGCTCGACGTTCCCCACACCCCGCTGGTCGAGTGGCACGACCATCCCCCCGGCATCCGGGTGGACGATGGCACCCCGCAGTTCTCCACCTCCCCCACCTTCTCCAAGCTGGCCTCTGCACTGGCCCGTGTGCAGAAGCTGCTGAAGCAGCCGTCGAAGGGGGCCGACAACCCGTTCTTCAAGAGCAAGTATGCGGACCTGCACGACGTGTGGAGCGCAGTGCGGGGGCACCTCTCGGACGAGGGGATTGCCGTCGTCCAGTCGCCGTCGTTCTCGACCGCCGAGATCAAGGGCAAGGTGGTCGGGATTATCACCATCAGCACCACGATAATCCACGGTGATAGCGGGGAGTGGATGACCAACGTGCTGCGCGGCACCTCCGAGAGCATCGGCCCGCAAGCCATCGGTAGCGCGATCAGCTACTTCCGCCGCTACAGCATCCAGCCGCTGCTGATGCTGACCCCGGACGACGGCAGCGACGACGACGCCGAGAAGGCCGAGGGCCGCGCTCCGCCCGCCGACGACAAGCCGACCCCCGAGGAGATCGACAAGACCACCAAGGACATCAAGGCGGCGGACAGCAACGTCAAGCTGAAGGCCGTGTACTTGGGCATCCCCGACGCCCACAAGAAGTTCTTCACCAAGCTGGTGAATGCTCGCAAGGCGGCGCTGGAGAAGGCCGAGGCACAGAGCGAACCCGAGTCCAGCCAGACCCCGGCGAGCGATGGCACAGGTCACGAGTGAGCAGCGCACAGAGGCATGGCATGAGGCCCGCAGGGGCCGCATGACCTCGTCTCGGATGGCCGAAGCCATCGGCTACATCGGCTCCCGTCGCAGGTTGTGGCGAGAGTTGACGGGCCGGGAGAGCCACGACTTTTTCGCGGACGGCAACCCACGCATTCTGCACGGCACCAGCTTCGAGCCAATGGCGCTGGCTCTGTACGGGGAGGTGATGAACTACCACGTCGCCAAGGTCGGCTATATGTCGCATCCGATGATCGACTGGATCGGCGGCTCGCCGGATGGGCTGGTGCTGGCAGTGGGTGGCGTCGAGGTGAAGTGTCCGGCAGCGTTCTACGAGGAGATTCCCGACTACTACATGCCGCAGATGCAATCGCTGATGCAGATCACCGGTGCACGCTGGTGGGACTTCGTGGTGTGGACGCCCGAGGAGGCGTCGATCACCCGAGTCCACAAGTCGCAACCGTACTGGGATCAGCTATACGAGTTGCTCTGCGAATTCTGGGCCTATGTGGAGGCCGACGTTGAGCCTCCTGCATTCAAGCGTGGCACCAAGCCGCGCATCACAGCAGCGGTGGAAACCCGCTTGCTTCACAAGGAGTAGTGACATGGCAGTGACGCATCTGGTGAAAGTGAAATCCGGTGAGACGTACGTTGACCGTAACGGCGTGGAGAAGGAGGGCTACGTCACCATCGGTCGCATGGTGGAGACGGCCAAGGGCAACAAGGTGATTTTCCTTGAGGTCATGCCCTTCACATGGCTGCGCGGCGAGCCGGTGGTGATGTACCTGCAAGACAAAGACCGTGAGCGTGCCCCGGCCACAGAGGCACCGAAGCCAGCCGCCGAGAAGCCGAAGCAAGCCGACTTCGACGACGACATCCCGTTCTAAATGAACGGACTGACCGACAACTACATGGTGGTTCCCATCATCAACGGGGGCACGTTTCGGTGGGGTGTACGCGAGAAGCCCTACGAAACGGTTGATGGCATGGTGCGGCCACCGATACTGGCGAAGTTTTCGCACAAGCATCACGCCAACTTCTTTGCCGACGCACTAGGGAATGAGGGCAGATCGTGACCCCAAGACAGATTCTGTTGAAACGCTTCAAGACGCAGCAGGGCATCGCTGACGCCGCTGGCAGCACCCGCCAAGCGGTGAGCATCGCGTTCAAGCGAGGACGTCTCTCGTTTGAAATGGCGGCGATCCTAGCCAAGCGAATGCGAATCCCGGTGTCGTCGCTGTTGACGCAGTGGCACCCGGACACGCACCGCAAGGCCAAGGCATCGCCGTGGGTCAAGCGGCGGCTGCGGGCAGTCGAGCAGAGGCAGGAATGATTACCCACCTCGTGGACGTACAGAGACGCCGCGCCAAGCCTTCCGTATGCGGGCTGACCTACCACCATGGACTGGTGACCACCAGTACCGAGTCCCTGTTGGCATGTGAGGCCCCGTGCGTGAAGTGCTTGGAGTGGGTAGTCGAGAAGGGCCAGCAAGCTACCCAGAGACTGCTGGATTTGTCCCAACCAAAGGAGCCTCACCTATGAAGCTGAAGGGCAAGATTTACATCGTCAACATCGGTAGTGAGAAGCGGCTGGTGAAAGCATTCACCAAGCAGGGAGCCATCGCTCACGCAGCGGCCACCTCTGTGCAGGCGGAGTACGCGGACCAGACCGCGCTGTATGAGGCGACCAAGGCGGGAATCCTGATCGAGGACATCACCGTCGATCCCAAGCAGCCCCGGTTGCCGGGGGTCGATCCGCAGCCGTAACATCGGGGCGGGCTACCACAGCCGCCCCCTTCCAGTCCCATCACAGAGGTCGCCATGGCGAAGACCGCGCAGCAGAAGCGTTCGGACAAGGCATACGCCGCACGCCCCGAGCAGATACAGAACCGGGTGGAGCGCAACACCGCTCGCCGCAGGGCCATGGCTGCTGGACTGGTGCACAAGGGTGACGGGAAGGAAATCGACCACAAGACCCCGCTCATCAAGGGTGGGAGCAACGCGAAGTCCAACCAGCGCATCATCGACGCCGAGAAGAATCGGGCGTGGCGCAGGGGTAAAAGCGGGAAGGCGCTTCCCGATTAGGAGCCACAGATGGACAAGGTCATTACCCGCATCGAAGTTGCGGAACAGGCGGTCGAACAGCAATTCAACGCTGTAGCCGACCCCGAGTTGTGTGCGGGCCTCTCGTACGCAGCCTTCATCCTCCGCCAAACCCGCTTCCTAGCCCTGCATCTTGGCAAGGCCGAGGCGGATGGCGAGTTGACGCCCAAGCTGCTGGAGCAGGCGGCTAGGCACATCATCACGATGGCGAGCGTACTGCACACCCCCGCCAAACCGACTCTGTCGGTCGTGAAGTAGGGGGGGGTTTACAAGCAATCGACATGGAGGTACAGTCGATGTGTCAACACCCGTTGTCTAACCATAGGAGCCACCCAATGGACATCGAAGTGTCCGTCGAGAAGATCAGCCCCGCCAAGGCTGAGAAGATGCTCAACACCAATTGCAGCAACCGCACCCTGCGTGAGGGCATCGTCGAGAAGTACGCCGACGACATGCGCAAGGGCCAGTGGACGAAGTGCATCGCCCCGATTGCCTTCTACGAGGATGGGGACGTTGCTGACGGGCAGCACCGTCTGTGGGCCATCATCGAATCCGGCGAAACCCACGAATTCATGGTGGTGCGTGGCCTCGACCGCGAGTCGGGACTCAACATCGACGTCGGTCTGCCCCGGTCGCTGGTGGACAACGCTCGCATCAGCGGGGTCAACGAGCATCTGTCGAACCGGATCATCGCTGTTGCCCGTGTGGTCGCCACCGGCCAGCGCGGCAGCCGCTCCCCCAAGGGTGTGAGCAACGCGGTCAAGCTGGCCTATGTGGACAAGTACAACGAGTGCGTTCGCTGGGCCATCGAGAACGCTCCGGCGGGGCGCACCTTCTCCCACTCGCTGGTGCTGGGTGCCATGGCCCGTGCCTACATGGTCGAGGAGGATAAGGCGCGTCTGGCCCGCTTTGGTGAGGTGCTGTCCAAGGGCTTCATGGCCGACGAGAGGGACTCCGCCGCCATCGCCATGCGCAACTACCTGATGGTGGCCGCGAAGACCGGGTTCAGCCATCAGGACGTGTGGCAGGACACCTTCCTCAAGACCCAGAACGCGATCAAGCACTTCATGCGTAGCAAGCGACTAACCCAGATCAAGTCTGTGCGGGAAGAGGCGTACCCGTTGCCGACGGCCAAGGTGACCAAACTGAAGAAGAAGGCGGCGTGATGCCAACTCCCGGCTACATCTACGTCCTCTCCAATCCGGCCATGTCCTCGATGGTCAAGATCGGCAAGACCACGAACGCCCCGCATGTGCGGGCCAGAGAGTTGTCGATCAGCACCGGGGTCCCTTTGCCGTTCAAGGTCGAGGGGTACTTCGTCAGCAATGACATTGCACAGGATGAGAATTTCATTCACTTCGGCATGCAAGAACTGCGTGTCAACGGGAAGCGCGAGTTTTTCTACGGTAGCGTGGACAAGGTGCGTGAGTTTGTTAAACACGCAATGCGTGAGGTGACGTGGTTGGACGGAAGCGTGGAGCAGCATGTGCCAACGCCGCCCGCACCACCTCGCCGCCCAGTTGTGCTGCCGCCTCCGCCGCATCTGGAGGGCGAGGCGCGGAAAGAGTGGCTTGCAAGAGGAGTGGTACTGCACCCGCTACCGCCGATTGCACCAAAGCCGAATTTCAGCGTGACGGATGAGGTGCTGCGAACGCTGCACCCGGTGCGCCAGACCTACGACCGCGACTACCGTCACCGCCACGACAACTGATTGGGGAGAACAAACGAATGGGTAAGCTACTGGATAACGAGCGGTTCAAGAACGTCAACTACCACCACACAGACATCGCTGCCACGTTCAAGCGCATCCGGCGTGAGCAGGAGGCTGCACAGAGGGCGAAGGAAGCAGCCGAGGCCGAGAAGGTACAGAGGTTGCATGTGCTGTACCCGAACCTGCACAAGGCGGCGCAGTGAGCAAGTGGCAATGCAAGGTCTGTGATGCGTACTCGCTGGACGAGCATCTGTTGCGGGCACCGAATCCGTTCGATTCAGAGGATGAAGTCGTCGGCTGCCCAGACTGCAAATCCACAGAGGGCTTCCACGAAATCTGTGACGAGGCTGGCTGCAACGAGTACGTCTGTTGCGGCTGGCCGTCGGACGAGGGCTACAGACGTACATGCAGCACGCACGCAAGGATCAACGGATGAACAAGCACTGGTACGTCTACCCGCGACACGGCGGCTGCGCCATCCTCAACGACGACGGCGACATCATCGCCCAGCGCATGAAGAAGCGGGACGCGGAGCGCATCGTCAAGGCCGTCAACGAACACGCGGCGCTGGTGAAGCGGGCGGGTGATGCGGAGCGCACCGTGAAGCTGCTGCGTGCCTACATCCGTACCGGAGAGGTCAACGTGCTGAATTCGATCCGGCGCGGCATCCACAGCGAGGCGATATGAGCGGGATCGAGCCGACCGAACTTGAGCACTACGCCACCATTGCCAGCCTGCGCAAGGAACTCGCGGAGTGCAAGCGGGTATCCGATGACCGATGGGAGGCCGCGTCGAAAGCCTTGCGCGAAGCGCACGCACTGATGACCACGCTACGCAAGGAACTGGTCGATATGACGCAGGAGCGGGATGAGGCGGTGCGCTGGATCGGCGTTGTCTGTGAGGAGTTGGTCATTGCTGGCTACACCGGCGGCGACCGGGCAACGCTTTTGCGTAGCCTTCGCGCCGCCCTATCCGGTAGCCAAAAGGAAGCAACGTGAAGCGCAAGGAGATTCGCTCGTGGACGAAGTGGCAGCGGCCGGTGATGAAGGGCTACCGGATGACCTGCTGCGACTGCGGGCTGACCCACGAAATGGAGTTCGTCGCCTTCGTGGTGATGACCAAGCCCGACAAGAACGGCTACTACCGTGCGCTGACCCTGCCACCGGCGCACTTCGGCGTGGCGTTTCGAGTGCGCAGGGCAAGGGGCAACAAAAAATCAACGTAGTCGCAACGCAACAGGGGAACGAATGTGGAATCTGCTGGAGGGGATGCTGGACCTGTGCCTGATGTACCTGCTGATAACGCTGTTGCAGGGATGGTGGCCGAAGATTAAGCGTCGATCCACTTTACAGTCGCCGCCGGAAATTATGGGGGAATCACATAAAATCATGTGATTGCGAAGTGGTCCCGGAATTGCTTACCTGCTGGGGCAACACCAACCAACAAGGGGAGTCCCATGAAGAAACTGTTCCTCGCCGCCATGCTGGCCCTGTTCTCGGCCCCGGCGGTGGCTACGCTGCAACTGGCCGCTGACATCAACGGCACCATCTTCACCTGCGTCGATCAGGCGGCGTGCGACACCAACCTCGCGCCGAACCAACTGGCGATTGCCGACCAGACCATCAACGGCGTGCGGATCGTCGGCTCCTCGCAGATCGCATTCGCGGGCGGGCTGAACTTCCTCAACACGTCGTCGTTCCAGATCGTCAACCTGACGCAAGCGGCGCGCACGGTCATCCTCGCCATCAGCGGAATCGACTTCGAGGGACCGGCCAATGGCTTCGATGCCAGCGGCAGCGGCACCTTCCAGAACGCCGTCGGATCGACCATCAACCTGTCGTTCTACGCTGACCCGGCGAACCAGCAAGGCGCGGACACGCCGAACGACCTGCCGGGGCTGCAACTGGCGACGTTCGCGGATGTGGCGACGACGCTGGCGGATGCGTTCGCGTTCAACAGCAATGGCCCGTTCACCTCCCCCGGCGCGTTCAGCATGTCGCTGGGCACCGTCGGCACGTTTGCGGCGTGGAACGGGATCGTGGGTCAGGAGCCGACGCTCGTCGGTCGCAGCCAGACGCTGCTGATCCCGCAAGCGATCCCCGAACCGGGCACGCTGGCGCTGCTGGGCCTCGGGCTGTTCGGCCTCGGCTTCATGCGGCTGCGTCGGGCCAAGTAACGAGCATCGCAGCACCGGGGGCATCCGCAATGGGTGCCCCCTTCTTTTTCCAAGGGAGCCTCTGTGAATCGTATCCTCGTACTCGTAATGGGACTGCTGCTGGCCGCGTCTGTTAGCGCCGGTCCCACCTACACCTTCGTCACCAGTCAAGGCGTCAATCCGTCCAACGTCGGCACCATCACCCTCACCCAGATCAGCCCGTCCACGGTCAACATCCTTGTCGATTTGTTTGACACTGCGCTGCCGCTGCCCCGCTACGGGTTTATGAACACCGGCGGGCCGCACATCCCGTTCGCGTTCACCGTGGCAGGGCTGGAGGCGGGGCTGACCATCAGCGACTTCATCCAGCCGGAGGACGGCGACTACACGCTCGGTCTGTTCACGCTGAACACGGGCGGCGGTGAGGCCACGCCGTTCGGCACCTACGGGGTGGCGATTGACAGCGACGCGGGCAACGGCTCTGTGAACGCCTACTACGGCGATCTGGAGTTCAACCTGACCCGCCCTTCGGGTCTGTCCACGGATGACTTCATCATCGGCCCGCTGGCGCTTGCCTACTTCGCGGCGGACCTCACCGACGGCGGATCGAACACCGGCTCGCAGGCGTGGCTGATCCGCACCGTACCCGGCACGCCGAACCCGCAGGCGGTCGTTCCCGAACCGGGCACGCTCGCTCTGTTGGCGTTGGGTTTGGCTGGACTGGCGCTGCGTCGGCGTCACCAGCGGGCGGACACCGTCTTGTAGGTCAGCAGCATCTTGTTGTTGAGCGTCTCGATCCGGTCGTCGATGCGGTTGATCTCCGCCGTCTCGTTGGGCACCTTGATCTTCCCATCGACGATCCCCGCCTTGCGCTTCTGTAAATCACCCACAGTCTTGCTATGTGCGGTGAACGTCGCGCTCACTCCGGCCCAGCCCGGATGCTCCTTCGCCAACTCTGTGCGATCCGCGTAGTCCCCGTTCTTCATCACGTTCTGGAACTCGCGGATTTCATTCTTGGCGGTCTGTAATTCCTCGTACACCTTGCCCTTGCTCGGCTCCGACACCACCCGCCGCACGAACGGGTAGTTCTTCACCTCTGTGCGCTCGTCGGCGAGGATTTTGAATCCGGTGTCGGTGGCCTTGTAAGCCGCCGTCGGCAGCCCCGGCAACAGAGTTGCGGCGATGAAGTCCACGGTGTCCGGGTTGATGTCGATGGCACCCGCCTTCGCTGCCGAACCGCCGGTTACAGAGTTGAGAGTCGAGGTGATGACCTTGGAGGTCTTGCTCGCGCCGAGGCTGCCCATGGCCGAGTCCGGTTGCTTGGGTCCGAAGTGAGTGTCCTGTGTGCGCGCGATCTTGCTGCCGAACGTGTTCTCGTTCATGGCGAGCGCGAGGATCGGATCGAGCGCCGTTGGCGTCACGGTCTTCATCACCCGGCCCCACGCTTCCTTGGAGTCGGAGCCGCCGCCCAGAGGGTTGAACGCCTGCCCGCCCGCCTTCATCGACGAGAACACGGCGTCCTGCACAGAGCGCCCGAAGAAGGTGTCCGCCATGTAGTTGCCCGCTGCGTAGAACGCATTCCACCCGTACGGAAGCGGAATCTTCGGCCCGTGCGCAAACGGGATCAGATTGGTGGCTCTGTCCCAGTCGCTCAACTGCTGGTAGTCGGGGATGCCGTTCTCGTCCTCGTCGCCACCCGAGTTGCCGGTGAGTCCGGCCACGAAGCCCATGCCGAACAGAGACACGGCGATGGCCTTGCCCTGCGGCGTCTGTATCGCTTGCCACAGACGGGCCGTGCCCTGCACCGCCGGGTTGAAGAACAGGTACAGAGACGACAGAGCTTGCGAGGAACCCTTGCGGTTGAAGTTCACGGTCAGGTTCTTGGCGTAGTCGGCGGCGTCCGCCTTCGACCACCCGTTCTCGCGCAGCACCTTGTACGCGGCCACGCGCGGCACCGCCTCCACCGCCGCGTTGGCGTCCTCCAGCCAGTCCACGATGCCTTTGGCGTGCGACTGCTCGTAGTACGTCCGCACCTTGCCCTTGATGCCGCCACGACCCTGTAAACGGTCCTCCATGCTCTTCAGCTTGGCTGCCCGATCCTCCAGCGTCTCCAGCCCGAAGAACTTGGTGATGCCGCCTTCCTTCTCCAGTTCCTGATACCACTTGCCCAGCCCCACCGGATGGTCGGGATCGGTGAGCGCCTTCTTGATGTCTCTGTGTCCCTTCAGCGCCAGAATCTCCTTCACCACCGCCTTGCCCATTCCCGGCGGCAGCGTCTTGTCGGAGGCTATGTTGAAGTACGCCGTCTGTGCGTCGCGGGCCGCGTTGATGATCGACCACTCGGGATTGAGCGTGGTCATCATCATGGCGAGGAACTTGTTGAATTTGCGGGCCGTTTCCAACAGAGCGGTGCCGCCGGAGGCGTTCGCCCCGACCATCGCCTGTGCGAACTGGTCGTCCTTCAACTCGATCTGTATTGCGCGCCCGTTCTTGAACGCCGTCAGCACGTTGGGATTCATCACCCCGTTGTCGGCTTGGTAGCGGATGGCACCCGTCTCGGGGTCGAAGGTCTGCCGTGCCTTCTGTGGATTCAGCACCCAGAACTTGGGATCGGGATGGTCGCGCGCCAACTCCGCCAGCGACAGCGTCACCTCGTTCTTCCCTGCTCGCACGATCTTCGCTTCCGCGTCCAGTAGCATGTGCGAGATGTTGTTGCTCGAATCGGTGTCCCGGCCCGTCGCGTACTTCAACAGAGACGCCTTGCCGGAGAACCCAGCACCCACACCCAGCCCCGACGTGATCTCTGTGGTGTCGTCCGGGTCCAGTCCCTTCAGCGGACGGTAGTGCTTGTACTGGCGCAGGCCCGCCGCGTCGTCGGCGTCGATCAGCCCACTCGACTCCATCAGCGCGACCTTGAACTCGGACACGTCGTCGGCGATCTTGCCGATAGCCTGAAGCTCGGCGTAGTACGGCAGGCTCTGTACGGCCTGCAACAGATTGTTGGCGTCCCCCGTGGTCATGCCGGAGCCGTCCACCTTCAGCCCGCCGGTGCGCTGCTCGATGCGGTCGTTGCGCTCCTCCGCGTGCTGGGAGACGAGGAACTGCTCGATGTCGCGCAGCGTGGCACCCTTCGACAGAGCCTTCTCCAGTTGCTCTTCCATCGGCTCCACAAACTTGCGCTTGAACTCGTCCAGCTTGGCCCCGGTCTTGCCAGCGAACAGAGTGATCTTCTGGTACAGATTGTTATCGACCGAGATGATCCCGCCCTTCTTCAACAGATCGGTCATCAACCGGCGCACGTCGAGGAACGAGTCCTGCGTGGCCCTCTGTATCGAGGCCCGGAGTTCGGGACCACGGTTGTAACCGATCCGACTCAGCGTAGCGTCGATGGCCTTGGTGAAGGCGTTGGTGCCCTTCTGGGGCGAGATGTCGATGTCGAACAGAGCATCGGGTCCCTTCCCCCAGACGTCGTGCTGGCCCTCGTCGAACACCGTCTCCTTGCGCCGCACCAGCCGCACGCCCTTCTCGCGCAACTGGTCGATGGCGTCCGCCGTGGTGGCCGCCTGCCCCTCGGTGTAATCCTCGCGGATGTCGCCGCCGGGGAGCGCCTTGAACACGAACCACGCTTGCGCAGGGGCGTTGTAGGTCGCCATGCCGACGATCTTGTTGCCCTTCATCGCGTAGACCTCGACCGGGTTCAGCAGGTCCTTGCGCGAGAACAGGATGCGGCCACGGCTGCGCACCGGCTCCGTCTCCGGCACAGAGTCCTTGGCCCGCGCCTCGGCCCGGTCGTAACCGTTGCGCCCGTACTGCTTGGCCTCGCTCTTGTCGTACGGCTCCGCCGCACCCTCGCCGTAGACCATCCACACCACGTCGGGTCGGCCACCGTTCCACTCGCTCTGTGCTTTCTCGTCCCAGCCTGCCGGAGCGTACTCATCGTTGAACGGCATCTGTGACACGGCATGGAAACCAGAGGCGGCAAACAGGTCGGCAGCGTAGGTGTCGTATGTTGACAGCCAGCGTCCGCCCATCTGTGTCGCGGCGTGCATCATCGACACCGAGACGGACTTCAGGTTGTCCGGGCCGCGCTTCGGCAGGGTCTTGAATACAGAGACGATCTCGCCGTCGGGCTTGATGGCGAACCCAGCCTTGCCGTCCTGCGTGAGGAACATCCGCATCCCGTCGTAGCCGATCCCGTAGCGGGTGCTGACCGGGTCGTAGACGGTGATGTGCTGCCCATCCGCGCCCTGCGACTCCATGGCCTGAAGCACGCGCTCGCGGAATTCCATCGCGGCCTCGTGCGTCGGCGCGAGTTCGTGCAGCGGCGGCGTTGCCACCCCCGCGTGTTCCATCGCGTTGACGTACTTCTGGTCCGGCGTGTACGTCTCGATCACATGCTCAAGGAACGAGTCGTCAGCCCTTACATCCGCTCTAAGACCCTTGCTACCTCGGCTTCGGTAAGCTCGGGGTGATTGGTACGGAGACTTTGTCGCATCATATTTTGAATGGGTGAGAGAAAGCTCTCGGGCGACTTCGGCCCTAGCAAACTTTCGCCTTTGAGACTCTGTGAGACTGCCCTGTCGAACTCCTCCGCGCTCGGAAGCTGGCCGAGATTGAACTCCTGCGGTGCCTCCAGATCGGGCAGCGAATTTCTGTCCTGCGGGGGTATCGAGGAATCGCTGGACTGCTTTTTCGTAGTCATTCGGTTCACCCTTGGTGCTGGTCGCGTTGTGGTTCGCGTACAGGTCCTTCTCCGGGAACCACAGGATGGCCTGCACGTCGCCGGGAAGAATCTTCTCGCCCACGCGCGTACGGTTCACCAGCTTCAGCGCCTGCTGCACAGTGTCGCGGATGTTGTTGCGGTGGGTGCCGCCGGTGGGCTGGTCGTTCATCGGCGACTCGTCCCACGTCCGGGCTGCCGACGACAGTTCGGTCTTCTTGTCGTAGTCCTCGTTGGCCCACGCCTTGTGCACCCTCTGTGCCAGCGGGTACACGTCGTCGTCGCTCATGCGGTCGAGTTCGGCGACCTCATCCTTGGTGATGCCGAATCGTTCCAGTTGCTCGGGCTTCGCGCTTCTCAATTCTTCCCGGAAACGTGACGCCTGCTTCAGGTCCAGTTCGAGGTCCTCGTTCAACAGAGAACCGGTGAGGCGACCGATGGTTCGCATGAACCACCGGTCCATGGTCAGCGGCTGGTAGTTCTCGTTCAGGTTCTGGTAGAACGCTCCGCCCACCTTGGGGCCGAACATGGCCGACCCGTGCACCACGGTGTCCGCCAACTCGCCGGTGGCGGGGATGCCCATCCGGTTCATCTGTGCGGCGGTGTACTTGGTGTTCAGGAAGCTGGCGAACAGATCGGGACCGTACCGCTGGATCATGTCGTTGGCGGCGTTGAACGCCTTCACCATCTGTTGCGCTTCGCGTCCGTTGCCGCCGACGAGGAACAGCCCCTTGTCTCTGTAATACGCATACGTCTCAAACGCCATGGCGACGTTGGCGTCGGTATCGTTGCCGTTGCTGGTGATTGCCAGCGCCAGCGTGAACATGGAGCGGTCTGTGGGATTGCTCGCCACCTCCGGGTACACGTTGCCGACCAACTTCAACCCGGCTTCCAGTTGATCCCGGAACCACTTGGCAGACGACGCCTTGCGCTTCAGCCCCGCCTTGATCTCCCTCGCCATCAGGGTGGCGATCTGTGCCCGGTCACCCTCGTTGGCGATGTTGAGCCTGCGTCCGAGGATGGCGCGAGCGCGAGCCTGAATCGCCTTGGCGAAGCTGATCTGGTTGCCGCGCGGGGTCTTCTCGAAGTCGTGCAGCGTCTCGCCCTTGTCCAACAGAGGAATCAGGGTCGGGTCATCCGTCGGCTTGTACTTGCCGATGGCGCGCAGCACCTTCGCCTCCGCGTCGTTGGCGGCCTTGCCCAGCGTCGAGCGCGACTGGCGGATGTCGGGATTGGTGGTGCTGAACTCGCCGCTGTTGCCGATGGCCGACTTCACCTGATTGGCCTCGTACACAGCGAGGTTCTTGCGACCGGCTTCCTTCTGGTAGAAGGCGTCGTGCCCGTTGGTGCGGATGGCTTCCTGCACCACCGGACTCTCGATGGTCGTCCAGATGCCCATCTCGATCTCGCGCATCAACTGCTTGACGCCCATCTTCTCTGTGTTGCGGTTGACGTCCAGCACGTCGAAGGTGCCGTCCTCGTTGGCGAAGTAGTTCTGCAACGTCGCCTGCAACAGATCACGGTCCTTCTTCTTGTCGAAGTCGAACGGGTACTCGGCCTTGACGTACAGAGGGTACATGCGCGGCTTGGCGTTCCTGCGCGCCTTGGCCGCCTCGGTGCCCTGCTCCTTGTTCTTCTCGCCCTTCATCCAGCTAACAGAGGTGAAGGCGAAGTCCTCGGCGAAGTTGATGTCGTCGGTGAGGAAGATGGCCCCGGCCTGCTTCTGCCGGAACTCGCTGATGATGCGTGCGGTGCCGTGGTACATGACCTTCGGCTCGCCATTCTTATCGACGATCTGGCTCTTGCCGAACCACAGCTTGAACGCAGGCGTGTCGGTCTGCCCGGTCAACTCGTTGATGGCGTAGTCGATCTCGAACCCGTAGTCGCCATCCACGTTCATGTACGGCGTGCCGAACGCGGCCTTGGAGCGCGACAGCCGGATGTCACCCAGCAGGCGGCGCACCAGCGGACGGATCACCGCAGGCAGCTTCTGCACAGAGGCCGGGTCGCGCAGCGCGTCGTTGACCAGTTGCCGGAACTGCTTCGTCTCGGCGTCCGACAACTCCTTCACGTTGTACAGAGCGGCGACCTTCTTCTGGTCGAGCGCGGTCATGTTCTCCATGCGCTCCACGATCTGCGGCCAGTCGCGCTCCATCCGCTCCTTCATCACCTCCATCTGCCGGTGGTCGCGGGCGGCGAGTTCCTTCGCCTTCATCTCGGCGGCGTCCTTCTCCCGCTTCTCCTTCAGCGCGCGGTTCTGTTCCTTGGTGATGGCAGCGACCCGCTTCTGCTCGGCGGTCATGTTCGCTTCGCCGACCGCACGCCACGCCATGATTTCCTTGTACGCGGTCTGTGGGCTGACCTTGCCGCCCTTCTTCGCGTCGTACAGAGAGCGGATCATGTAGTTCTTGTGATCCGGCGATAGCTCGCTGAAGTCGGGATCACCCTCGGCGGTAGCAAGGTTCTGGTCCCACTCCACAGCGGCCTTCTCGTAGTCGCGGGTGTGCCGCGTGGTGCCCTGCTCCGCTTCCGGCAGGCGCTCGGCGCTGGTGATGCTGTTGACCTCGTAGAACGAGTGCATCAACTCGGCGGCGTTGATCTCGCCGCTGATGTAATCCTCGTAGTCCTCGACGAATCGCTTCTGTGCACCCTTGGTCAGCATCGTCCACGGGAACTGACCTTCGTCCGGGTCCGGCTCGCCCTTGTTCTCGTACCACGCGGCGGCCTCGGAGCGAAGCTCGACCTCGGTGCGGATGTCGGGGTCCTTCCTGAACTGCACCAACAGATTCTTGACCGCTATGTTGACCTGCCGCAGGTCGTTGAACAGAGCGCGTTCCTCGCCCGTCTTCTTGACGTTGGGGTCGGCGACCACCGACTTCAGTGCGCGCAGCAGCGACTGCAACATCGCCACCACCTCGTCCATCATGCGCAGCACGATGGGCTTGTCCTTGGGCGCGACGTTCTGCATCAGCATTTCCCAGAACTCCGGGGACTGGAATGCCGTGCCCATCGCGTCGGCTGACCACTCTTCCTGCGTCAGCGCGCCGATCTCCGCCATCGACGGTCGCGTCTCGTTGCGCGCCTGCGCCTCCGCCTCCAGCGTGCGCTTCAGCTTGTAGACGTACTCCTTGTACGCCTTGTTGTTCGACAGGCCGATGACGACCTGCTCGAAGTCCTTCCACAGACGCGGGTTCAACTCCCGGATGTTGTGGCCGAATTCGTGACCGACGAGGAACGCCCACGGCTTGCTGGCGTTGACGTTGATGTAGATCGTCTCCCGGTCGCCGGGAATCTTGAACCCATCCTCGCCAGTGTTCTTCTCTGTGGGCGAGTAGAACTGGATGCGCTGTCCGAACAGCGCGTCCATCCACTTCGCCATGTTCTCGTAATTCTTCGGCGTCTCGACCAGCGTGACAGGCGGGCGATCCACGTCGCGAGGTACTCGTTAGTGAGGGTCTGGCGCTCGGCCATGGTGCTGTCGGGCCTGATCTTGCGCTGCTCGGGTGCGAGCTTGGAGGCACGGGCGATGCGCTTGCGCAGGTTCTTGAGGGCGAGGTCGCGCTGCTCCTGCTGCTCGGCGCGCTTCTCCTCCGGCGTCCTCTGTGGCTTGGGCGGCGTGTGGGTGGCACCCACCCCGGCGGCGCGCTGCTCGGGTGTCTGCCCCGGCGTGAACTCGTCCTGCACCCGCAACAGCACACGGGTGTTGGTGTCGCCGCGCTTGAGCGCGATCTTCTGCACAGAGCCGTCCGCGCTGTGCAACTCGACGCGAGCGAGAGCCTTCCCGTCCGGCGTTGACCACGACTTGAACTGGACCGGGTTGTCGTCGGCATCGACACCCTCGATTACCAGCGACGGTTCTACCTTCCCCTTCCTTGCCTTTTTCTCTGTGCCACCTTCGGCAGGCTTCTGCCCTTGCTTGCCTGATTCCACTCGGCGACGTTCACCCCCTGCTTCTCCATCTTCTCCCGGTTCGCGTTGAAGAACTTCTGCTGCGCCTTGCTCTTGTACGGCATTCTCGTCTCCCAGTCGGCGTAGCGCCTTGGCGATTGCGTTGGTCTGCTTGGGCGTGAAGACCCGGTCGCCGACCTTCACACCCTCGGCGGTCATCAACAGAGGCAGGTCCTGATCCTTGTAGCGGAAGGTGCCGTCGCCGAAGTAGATCAACTCGGGATCGACCTTGGTCACCCGCAGGCCGACGGCGTCCCGCCCCATCTTGTGGCTGGCTTCCTTCGCCTTCTTGGCGGCAGCCGTCTCCTTCTTCTCCGCCTTCGCAGGCTTGGCAACCTCTGTTGACAGAGAAGATTTCTTATCTTCGCCCTTCTTCTCTTTTCGTTTCCTATCTTTCTCCTTACTTACCGCTTTGGCAGCCTTGGCGGCAGGCGGCTCCTCTGTAACCGGAGCGACGACGGCGGCCTTGGCAATCGCCGCAGGCTCGGTGGCAATCGCCGCAGGCCGACCGCTGTACGCGCCCAGCCTTCCGTGCCAACGCAGCGCGCTCCCGGCGTCGATCCCGGCGGGGAGGTGCGGCTGGATCGCCTTGGCGAATGCCTTGGCGGAGTCCTCGGCGGCCTTGTACAGAGCCGGGTCGTTCGACTTCGAGGCAGCCTTCTGCTTGGCGACAGCTTCGTCGGCGAGCGTCACCACGTCCTTCGGCACCGACCCCCATGCCTGCTCCAGCGCCGCTGCCTTCTGCTGCACCCCGGTCAGTTCGGTCTGGACCTTGGCCTGCCGCTCGGCCAGCGCATCCGGGATGGTCTGGACGTCGGTAACGCCTCCCGGCGGCGTCTGCGCAGCGACCGCAGCGGTGTTGGGACCGGCGAGCGGCGTGGCGGCTTGGGCGACCACGTTGCCAGCCGCATCCTTGGCCGATACTGCGACCGGGAGGCCGGGGCCGGTGGCGACCTCGGACTTCGACTCGGGGATGTCGAGGAACGCCGCGCGCTGCTTGTCTGTGATCTTCTTCAGCCCCCGGATCGAGGCGGCCTTCTGGGGATTGGTGGTGAGGTAGGTCCCGTCCTTCTTGACGATCACCGTCACGCCACTAGGGATGGTCTGTGGCATCCCGGTGCCGCGAGCGACGAACACCGCGTCCTTCGGGTGCCCCGGCTCGACCATGGCCGCGATCTGGGCGGCGATGTCTCCGGCAGGCTCGGTGCTGGTGGCCTTGTTGTCGAAGGCGGAGATCGGCGTGACGGTGGCCTTGCCCTTGCCCAGCGCCTCTGTGTCACCCTTGGCCTGCGTGATGGTGCGCAGGATGTCCGGCCCCTTCATGCTGGCGAGGGTGTCCTTGGCAGCCTGCTCCATCTCCTTGATTGCAGTGGCAACGTCCACCCGTGCGGTGGAGCCGCCAGCTTCCGGGGGCGTGGTCAGGCCGCGAGCGCGTCCCAGCGTGACCTCGGGTAGCGCCTCCACGCCGACGTCCGCCGGTAGCCCAGAGGGCGTAGCCACAGCGGGTTCGGCAGTGGGTGCTGCCCCGGCGACCGCTGGTGCCTCCCCAGCCGCAGCCGGACGGTTGACCCTCTGTAGACCGCCTGCGCCGCCACCCAGCATCCCGCCGATCCCGGCTCCGGCAGCGATGGAGTTGATGATGTTCTTGCGCGACGCCGGGTCTGTGAACGCGGTCTCCCAGTTGTGGGTCCCGGCCCCGATCTCCTCCAGCACGGTCTGGATGCCCTCGGTGCCGCCCTCTGTGAGCGACGACGAGACGGCACCCCGCGCGGCGTTGGAGAGGCGGCTGCCACCCTTGCCGACCTTGAACAGCTTGCTCACCCCCGACCGCATCGGCGACCGTGTCCATCAGGCCCGCGCCCAGCCCGTAGCCGTACACCTTCGCCATGTCCACCGGCTTGCCGGTACGCTCGGACTCGGCCAGCGCGTCGTTGTAGATCGAGCCGATCTCGACCGCTGTGTTCTTCCCGCCCGCCAGCGTGCCCCCGATCACCATGTACTTCAGGACGTTGGCGTTGGCCTGCGTGAGGGCCTGCTCGGCGGTGAGTTCGATGCCCTTGGCGGCGGCAGCGGCGGTCAGCTTCTCCGCCTCCAGAGCGGCGGCTTTTCCGGCCAGCGCCTTGAACGCGCCACGGCGCATCACCGCGTTCGCTATCCCGCCGATCATCCCGGCGGCCCCACCGACCGCCGTTCCACCGACTGGAATCACAGAGCCGATGGCGGCCCCTGCCACTGCGGTGGCGACTCCCTCGACGAGAATCTCGGTCGCGCCTCCGGCGAGGCTCTTGGCGAAGTCGAGGACGCTACCCTTGCCCTCGGTCAACTCTGTAAAGCTGGGTCCGGTGTTGAGCTTGGCCTCCTCGGCCCTGATCTGTGCCCCCTTCTCGCCCGCCCACTTCTCCACGCCCTCGGCCCCGAGAGAGCGAGCGCCCGCCTGCACCGCGCCCAGCACGCCACCCTTGGTGCCCAGCCACTGTGACTGGAAGCTGGAACTGAACACGCCCGGAGCGTTGGGATCGGGCGGCTGCTCGAACTGCACCGGCGTGAACCCGGCAGCGATCATCTCGGGACTGAGGGGCGCGCTGTCCCGTGGCGGTGCGGTACCGGGCTTGGGCACCTCAAACTGCACCGGCGTGAACCCGGCGGCCAACATAGGATCGACCGGCGGCGCGGTCGGCTCGCGCGTCGGCTGGTTCACCGGCTCTTCCGGGATTGCCATGCGCGGCGGCTTCGGCGCGGGCTTGCTCGGCCCACCCCCGTACACCGGCAACCCGGCGCGTGCCCGTTCCGACGTCTTGTAGATTGCGTCGTCGTCGTCTTCCCGCAGACCGTACGCCATGCCTGCTCCTTACGGCTTCTGCATCCCGGTCGTTCCCGGTGTGGCAATGGGCTTCACACCCGGCGGCAGGTAGCGGATCAACAGAGTCGTCTTCGGGTCGCCGGTGTTGTAGTAATACTTGCCGTCGCGCTGCACGATGTTCCGACCCTGATTGATCTGGTCCTGCGCGGCGTCCAGCTTCATCACCAACTCCGGCGTCAGCTTGGCGATCCCGTTGGCCTCGGCGAGGTTGTTGATGCCGACGATCTTGTCGGCCAGCTTGGTCTTCATCTGCCCACCGGAAGCCTCGTCGGCAGCGAGGGTCTGTGCGGTGACCCCGTTCATCTTGAACAGAGTGTTCGCCACCATCTCGCTGGCGCGCGTCTCCTGCGCGGTAGTCCGCGCCTCGCGGGAGGTCTTCGCGCTTTCGGCGTACGACGCGGCCATGGCGGCGCGCACCGGCTCTTCCGACTTGTTGTGCCGGATCATCTCGTCGATCCGCTTCTCCTCCAGCTTCCGCTGGTCTTCCCAATTCTTGATCTGTGCACCGGACTCGACGCCCCTGCGCTTCTCCTCCGTCTGCTTGAGTCCGTATTCGAGAATCTTCTCGGGAGCCAGCCCCATGGTCAGCATCCCGTCCACGAACGCCGGGTAGATGGCCGTCTCCTTCTGCTCGCCGGTCTTGGCGTCGATGGAGGTGAACTGGGCCATGCCTTCCCTGCCGGGGATGACCTTGTAGCTGCCCGGAACCGCAGCCCCCGCCATCACGTCGTCGAACAACTGGGGGATAGAGGGGTCGCTGGCGTTGGCCTTCAGCATCGTCCCCAGCGCCACCATCTTGGTGATCTTCTCCTGCACCGGAGCCTGCGCGAGGGTCTGTGCCATCTGTGCCGCCTTCTCCGGCGAATGCCGTCCGACGAGGCGAATCAGTCCGGGGCCAATGTCGGCCATCAGCTTCTGTGAACGGTTGATGGCGTCGGCCATGGTCGGCTTGGGCGCTGCGGGGGCGGCAACCGGTCCCGGCGGTACGGGTCCCGGAGGCACCGGTCCCGGCATGGGTCCCGGCGGCCCTGCTTCACCCGGCGGCGGACCGGCAGGCCCACCCTGCGGCATCGGCGGCGGTGCGAGTCCCGGCCCAGCCATGGCGGCAGTGCGCGGCGCGGCAGGTCCCGGCGCGGCAGTGGGTACCGCCTCGGGAATGGCGGCCTGCGGCGGCGGTGCGGCTGGCGGCGGCGCGGCCATGTTCGGTGGCGGTACCAGCCCAGCCTGCGGCGGCGGTGGGGCGACATCCCATGCGGTGCCCGCCTTCACCTTGGCGGCGATGTCGCTCCACATCTGGCCCATCTCTTTGTACTCGGCGGATTCGAGGTCCCACTTCTCCTGCGCCCGCTTGTCGGTCGCTGCAAGGAGGTCGCCGCGACGCTCGTTCTCCTTCAACTGGCGAACGGCGGTGAAGGCGTTGACGAAGGAAGTGCCGAAGTCGCTCATCACAGACCCCTTGCTTTCCGCTGCTCGGATGCGGGTGTGTGGAACTTGTCGATGATGCGCTTGAAGAACTCCTCGCCCTTGTAGCGCACCACGTCCGCCGGGATCACGAACTCCCCGTCGGAGAGCCGTGCCTCGACTCGGTCGTCGATCCCGGAGCCGTCGCTCATGCCGCGCACCAGCCCAGCCTTGCGGGCCGCCGCCATAGACGGCAGGTCACCCACCGCGCCGGGTGCGGTAGGACCGCCGTCGGCCATCAGCCCAATCGCAGCCCCAGCCATCGACCCGACGGCGGACACCTTGTCTCCGTACAGCTTCGACGCCGTGCCGTAGCCGGTCATGCGGGTGCTGAAGTCCTGCCCGTAGATGTTCCCGGCGGAGGTGTTGGCGTTGATGGCGTTGGAGAAATTCTGGTTGCCCAGTTGCCGAGTCATGGCCGCGTTCTGGGTCTGCCCGCCGATGTTCGCTACCCCGGCCTGACCGGCACCCAGCGCCAGTTGCGCCGCCTGCCCAGAGGCGGCCTGCGCGCCACGCCCTATGTTGGCGGCGTCGGCAGCCATCGCCATGCCCATCGCTCGGCTCTGCATCCGGGAGGTGTTCATGGCTCCGGCCTTCGCCAGCGCCTCCTCGTCGCCCAGCGTGCCCGCCGCGCGCATCGCCGTGGACGAGTTCGGGTTCAGCCCGTAGCGGGAGAGTTCCCTCGCGTTCTGCGCCCTCTGTGCCCCGAACGCCTGCTCGACGTCGGCCCCGGCCTGACCGGCCATCCGCTCGCGCTCGGCGTCGGCGTTGAAGTTCAACGCATCGGCGACGATCTTCTCCTCCAGCGGCTTGAACGACTCCTTCCAGTATTCGTACTGCTCTGTGGAACGAGCCTCCTGCGTGTCAGCTATCCGTAGCTGCTGCTGGAAGATCGGGGTCAGCATCTGGCGGTCCTGCGCCGCGTTCTGCTTCGCCCACTCGAACTGCTCGCGGCCAAGGGCCATCTGTTCCATGGCGATGCGTTCGTTGGCCTGCGCCGCTGCGATCATCCCCGGATTCGGGTCCGGTTGCTTCGGCTCGCTGCAAAATCCCATGGCTCTCTCCCACAGACTTGATGTAGTCCTGCCACGGCTCGCTGTGGCATTCCCGGCGAACCTCGACCCCGACCTGCACCGCCCACTCCGGCCCGCCACAGAGCAACGCCACCTGCTGGATCAGGTCAGCATAGCTGGAGCGGATCACAAAGGCCACTCTGAAATCGACCTCACCGACCGGGAATTCCTCCATTGCATTAGCCACTTGCCAGTTGACGACGGCGTTGGTGACCAGCGGCTGGAGTTCCCAGAAGAACTTGCGGTAGAACTCGTTGCGCGGCAGCACGATCATCGTCTTCCACAGTGCCTCGTACAGATCGTGGCGGTTGATGGTGACGTCCTTGTCGTACAGATCGTCGAAGAAGTGCGCGGCCTCTGTGATGGTGACGAGGAACGCGGCAGCGTCGGCGTTGCCCTTGCAACACTTGCCGATGAACTCGGCGAATTCCTTCTCTGTTTTCATGGCTCCTCTGTCCGGTGTGGGTACTTGGTCTGTACTGCCTTGATCTGCTTCATCATCAGCAGTACCTCGTTGCTGAATTGGGTCCCGTCGTGCAACTCGCCCAGCGCCTTCCAGATCATCTCCAGTTGCGTCTGTAACGCCGGGTACTCGGCCTCGCGCTTGCGCAGCACGTCACCGTAGTGGGTGACCGTCTGGGTCATGGCTTCACCACGGTAAAGGTGGCGTCCTGATACGGGAACGATTCCAGCAGCACAGAGTAGGTCCCCGGCAGCGGCAGGTTCAACTCCACGATGTTGTCGTAGACCTCGTAGCGTTGGTGGTCGATGACAATCGTGGACGGCAGCGGCACGTCGTGCAACTCCATGCCGATCAGCACTGCCGGGTTGGGATCGCGCGACACCACCCTGCCATCGACTACGCAGAATAGACTGTGATCGTGGATACCGAGGACGTACGGCTCCGCCTCGAACTCAAGCGCGCTCGGATGTGCAGTCTTCCGCAACCGTAGGCGTCCGGTGCTTGCGTCGTAGGTGGTGTATTCGATGCTGCTCATTTCTGCATCGCCTGCACGGTCATCACCTGATTCCAGATGAGATTGTTGGCCGACGATCCGAAGGTCTGTCGCCCGGTCAGCTTGAATCGGTAGTTCTGCACAACCGGTGTCGCGGGTGGCGTCCACGGTGGAACGGTGGCTTCCGTGAACGTGAACACCGCCGTCTGTGCAAAGCGCGGCTGGTTGTTGATGATGCCGATCACGAAGGTCTTGGAGTATGTCGCTCCCGACGCTATGTTCTGCATGGTGCAGGTCAGCGTGATGCTGGCACCCGAACTCCCGGCAGCTTGCTCCAGTTCGCAAGTGAACATGCAGATCAGTGTCGGTGCCGTCTGTTCCAGCGGGATCGACGAGAACCATCCGCCGCCACCCGGCGCACCCAACAGCACCGTGTCGCCAGCGGCGTTCACGATCTGGCTGCCGTTCGCCACCGGCCACCCGGCGGTGGTCGGCACCACCACGGCGAAATCCTTGATCTTGAACGAAGCCACTTGCAGGTCGGCGATCTTCGCCGTGGCGATGGCGGCGTCTCTAATCAGTGCGGTGGTGATCTGTGCCAGACCGATCTGTGCCGTGCCAATGGCAGCGCCGGAGATGTAGGTCGTGATGTTGCCAGCGTTGATCGGATTGCCCTGCATGACCACGTTCAGCACAGAGCCGTTCGCACCTACCAACTCGATGTTGGCACCGTTGCGCTGAATCGTGATGTTGCTGTTGGCGACGGTGGGCGGAGGCGTGCCCACCATGCTCGCCCAGTCGATACCGGCACCGGACGACAGGATGAGATTGTTGGTTGGGCCGTAGATCGAGAGTGCGCTGCCGTCCCACTGCATCCGACTGCCCGCTGCATTGCCCACGCGCATCCGGCCCAGACCGCCGACCGCGCCGTCGAGGAAGAAGCCGTTGCCGCTGGTGAAGGTCTGTGCTGGTGCCGCTGCACCCGAGTACAGCGTGTTGTTGGTCATGTTGATGCCGCCGATGCTGCCAGCGGTACCGACGATCCAACCGATCACCTTGAAATTGGTGCCGTCCCACAGAGCGTGGCTGACGTTGGAGTTGCCGATGAAGAACTTGAAGGTTCCTGCATCGTTGCCCATCCAGTAGCCACTGCCGAAGCCGGTGGTTCCCGGCGGCACCACCGGTGTGCCCGGACTCGGGTCATCTAGTTGCTGGACGGTGACGTTGCCGCCCCAGATGATCCCCGACTGGACGTAGATGCCAACGTCGATGGTGCCCGCCGCAATCTTGTTGGCAGTCAGATTCTCAATCTGTGCGCTGACGATGGTGGCTTCGGCGATGTTGGCCGTCTGCATCCACACACCCGGCGGATACAGCTTGCCGTCGATCATGGTGGCGCTGGTGGTGGCGATGAACGGCAGACGCGCGTTCAAGTCCATCCACCACGCATCATCCTCAACTCGGTAAGCACCCCACACTGGCGTATGTGATTCTCCCGGCGGTCCTTGCGATTGCCGCGCTTGGAAGACGTGGTACGGGCCGGTGCCGGGAGTCTGTTGCTTTCGCACCAGATCGTTTCTGGCGTACAGCGCACCGCTGCTGTAGATCGGTCCCGGCATGGCCGGGGCGATGGCGAACTTGTCGGCGTTGACGATGAACAGAGAAGTCGGCACAGCATTGCCGAGGGTGGACGCCAGACCGAAGCCGGAGACGTAGCCGTTGACGTCGATCTTCACCGTCCACTGCGCCAACAGACCGTCGCTCACGTCCTTCATGGACACGAAGTGCTGCTCGACGGTGGCGTGATTGGTGCCGCCATCGACCGCGATACCCACCTGCTTCACGCTCTGTGCGAACGGCAGCCCGCGATGCCACGTCACCGTTTGCGTCGGATGGTCGAGGTTCCACTTCTTCGCGCTGTTGGCGTAGTCGCCGTGACCGGCATCGACGTTGTTCCAGATCAGCCCCGCCTGCATCGAATACAGAGCCAGCGAGTCCCAGCGAAGAGGTGGCGTCAAGCGTGGCGTAGCCGATCTTGGTCTGTTCCAACTCGATCACGGCGGCGGTGTTGTCGTCACCGGCAAAGTCCACCCACACCGATGCCGCACCGTTCCAGCGCCACGGGTGATTGGCATCGTCGCTGTCGTACCAGAGGTCGCCGTCGCGCATGATGCGACCGGTGTCGTCCACCCACTCGCCCGCGACGTTGCTCACCGGATCGTCGGGGCGGTGATAAATCTTCTGGCCCTCGACCACGAACTCCACCCACACCGTGCCGCTCCAGCGCCAGCTTGCGTAGCCCGCGTCGGTCTCGTACCAGATGTCGCCGCTCAACAGCGGGATGCCGCCCACGCTACCGGTACCGCCATCGGGCGGATCGTCGTCGAAGAACACCCGGTTGCCGCTCGCGCCGCGCGACTCCAGCACCCGAATCGAGGTGGCCTGATTCTCTGTGACCGAGTTCAGGGTCAGCAGGTACGACGTGTTCTCGTTGGTCGTAACCCGCAACTCGTTGAGTTCCGATTGCAGCGCCCGGTTGGCGACGTACGAGTCGGTCTGTATCTTGCCGATCTGCTGGGTCAACGATCCCCACAGAGACGACGCGGCGATGTCCGCCGACAACGCTTCCAGCGTGGCGACCACGTCTATCGCCGACTGCCCGTAGGTGCCCGAGGTCGAGTTGTAGGGGCCGGTGACGTTGGCCTTGGAGACGTAGCGGACCCAGTAGTAGTAGCCGGTGTACGGCTCCACCGGATCGGAGAACATGACCGTTACAGAGGTCCCCACCAGAATCGCAGCGCCGAGGTTATCTGTCGTTGCGCGCCATATCTCTGTGATCGCCGGGTTGGCGTAGCCGCCGCCCCACGTCAGGTAGATGACCGAGAACCCGCCGCGTGCGACGAGGTTCTGCGGAGCCGGTGGCGTGCCAAAGTCTGTGGAGGGGTTGTAGCCGGGACCGTAAATGTCGCCGCCGCCCGGTGGCGTGACCGGAATCTCGGTGCCGGTGCTGGTGGTGGACTTGCCCTCGCCCACCAACCCCATGTCTTGCAGGGCACGGTAGGTAATGTGACCGTCGAGCGCGTCACCGGAGCGGCCCTCTCGGACCTCCAGCGTCTTCTTGATCGCAGCCACCACATCCGCGAGGTTGTCCGCACGGATTTCCGGATGCCCGGAGTCTTGGTGGCGCGATTCTTCACGCTGACTGCAACTCAAGCGCGCTGGTGGCGACGAACGCCTCCAGCACATCAACCTGCGTTTCGATCTCGATCTCCCAGTCCATCTGCTTGAACCCGGCAGGCAGCCGGAATTCGTTCGGACTGGTCACCAGCTTGGTATAGCGCAGCACGCCGTCCGCGTACACACGCAACGTCGGGGCGGGCGAGTACGCGCGACAGATGATCTGTGCAAAGCCGAAGTTCTCGTGTCGCTCCTGACGGAACACCTTGCTCCGCCACACCGCGTTCAGCTTGGCCCCGTCGTCGAAGCGCACAATCTCGGTGCCCTGTGCGAAGTACAGGATGTCGGTTTGTGGCGAGTAGTGCCCGCCGTGATAGGCACGGCAGCGTTGATGTTGGCAGTGGTGAACACGGCACCGGTACCGGCAAGGTCGAACATCAGCACGCCACGCAACGGGTCGGTGTCGGTGCCGCTGTTGTACATGACGATCATGCGACCGTTGTGGATGTATGCCTCCATCGACTCCGGCTTGTACGCTTGCCACTGTGCGCGAGTGAGGATGCCGATGGTGACCAGCGTGGTGCTGCCGCCCAGCATGACCATCCCATCCGGGGCCGCGTACACCACGCCGTCCCCCGTCTCGACGATGGACCGCTTGTTCACGCACGCCTCCGGCAGCAGCACCTTCTGTGACGCCATGGCCGCCGGGTCGATGCCCGAGAAGATGTACGGGAAGCCGTTGGTCAGCACCGCCACCGACTGGCCGAAGGTGCCGATGCCGATGATGGTGTCGTCGATGGGGTACTCGTGAGGCCATGCGTGGGGCAGGTTCGGCTCCGAGAAATACAGAGAATTGCCGACGAATCCCACCGCGCAGCCATTTGCCATCATGCGCAGGCCCTTCAGTCCCACCGGCGGCGCAATCCAGCCATCCGACGGCAGCAACTCAGACAATTCTGAGGTCGGCACAGTGTCTATGTATTCGCCGGTCGCAACGGGCATCTCGCCGACGTACTGGAACTTGGTCCTCTGTGATCCGGTCGCCGACCGGTAGATGCGCTTCTTGGTGAGGTTGTAGTTGCCCCCCGGCGGGTTGGGCACGGTCAGCGTCACATCCTCCTCCGGGTTGCAGGAGATCACCTCCGATCGGGCGACGGCGGGCCTTCCTCGTCGTAGGCGGTGACGTAGGTGTAGACGTAGTGCGGCTCTCCGGGACCACAGAGGGCGGGACCTTGGCGGTGGCGGTACCGGTGTTGGCCGGAGATGGCGGCAGCCCCTGCAACGCAGCCGGATAGCCACCGCCGGGAAGGTCGGCGGTCTTGGCAACGTCTGTTGCGGAGGTCGCGCTCGCCATGTTCTCGGCGACGAACTTCCAGTTGGCATCGTTGGTAACGATGATCCCGCTCGATACCGTGATGTCCTGCCGGTACAGACGCTTCTTGGTGACCCCGGACGGGATCGGTTCCGAGTGATACAGAGACACCGATGTGACGCCGTCGATGAACCTCCACCAGTTCGCTGTCGGGACTCTTCGGACTCTCCTTGTTGGAGACGTCGATGAAGGTCACCATGTACATGCGCTTCAGCTTCGACCCCACCGTGCTGCTGTTCACAGACACGCTGGCGATGGGCGGCGAAGTGTCGTCGGGTCCGTCCCACGATCCCAGCGACTCGCCCAGTTGCCGGGTCTTCATGTTGTCGGTGAGCGAGGTCTGGGTCACCGGAATCTGTTCCACCAGACGGTAACTCTGTTCCCCAGCGTTCATCCGGTACACGTTGAACATCGTGCCTTCGGCAGCGGTGTTGACGAGGCCAGAGATGGTGACCGTCTGTGATTCGTCAGCCATGATCGACATCATCGGCGACGGTGCCGACTTGTTGTAGGTGACGCCGCCGTGCACGAGGTGCGCCACCACATAGACGTAGTGACGGAGGATCGGGGTGGTCGTCCCCTCGTCGGTGGAGATCGGCACCGCCGTGATGACCGGCGGGTACAGAGGCGGGAACGGGGTATCCACGCCGATGGTGAGCGCAGGCAACAGAGCCGCTTCGGCGTCGGTGGCCTCGTCCACATACTCGGGTTCGAGGATGTCGATCTCGGCGAGGCGACGATAGGTCTTGGTAGTCGCAGGCGTCGGGTCCGGCACCAGCCGGTACAGACGCTTGTGGGTGATCCCGCTGTCGCCCTTGTTGGTGGTGGGCAGGCTGGAGAAGGTCACCGGTTCGCCATCTACCGCCCGCACCGTGGTCGGCTTGCACGGCGTGGACTCCTTGCTGGTGGCGCTCTTCCAGTAGGTGAGGACGTAGTTGCGCGAGATGGTGGTGATCTCGGTCGGCTCTGTGAAGTCGGTAACGGTCGGCGCGGTACTCGGCTCCGGCACCCCGAGGTCGTAGCCATGACCGGGCAGCGAGCCGTCGGCAGCAGCCACGATCACCATCTCGGCAGGTGCGTACTTGGGTTGCAGATCGCCGTCGGTCCAGTACAGACGGTTCCACTGGTCCTGCGCAATGGGGCTGCGCATGACGTCGGTGTCCTTGTCGAACTCCAGCCAGTACGACTCCGGGGGCTGGTTGTTCTCTGGATCGAAGCGGTAGATGGTCTTCGGCTCGACCTTGAACAGAGAGCGAAGCACAGTGCTGGTCTTCAGGGGCCGCAGTGCGCCCGTGTTCAGCATGACGTTGTCGGCGCGCTGTGCGTCAGCGTTTTCCAACAGCACCGGCTCGGAGATCGGCTTCAGCCCGTTGAACGTCTTCAGCAAGATCGCGGCCATGGTCGTCTCAAAAAGCCTCTGGGCAACAGACGTTGCATCCCGGACAGGAACAGAGCAGGTCGATGCCCAGAGGGGGAGGTTAACTACTTCGGCTGCGTCGGCTTGTTGCCGCCGCCCTGCGACGCGGCGACGTACACCAGCACCGGCTTGCTGCCCGGACGCCACGCGATGGCAGGCACCGCATCCTTGAACGCCCCGCCCGCATCCGACTTCGGCTGACCGCCGGGGATCGGCACCACCAGCGTGGACCCCGTCGGCAGGCTCGGCAGGTAGATCGGCTGCGTCGGCACCCCCGGTCCCGCCGAGTTGGGCGGGATGTAGATCGGCGGGGCCACGGCACCGGGCGGGAGCGGCGGCAGCGTGTTGTCCACGACGGGCGGCGGCAGCGGCGTGTCCGGGTAGTAGATCGGCGGCGACGGAATCACCGGCGGGGGTCGGCAGTGCGTTGCCGGGATGGCCGGGGCTGCCGGGGAGTCCTTGGTCAGGACGCCCACCGGGATACGGCAGACCTTGGTCGGGGTGGCCGCCGGGGTAGATCGGGCCGGTGGAGACGTACGGCGGGAAGCCGGGGAGGCCCTGCGACGGGTGTCCCGGTCCCCACGGCAGACCTTGGTCGGGACGCGGCCCGCCGCCGGGACGTCCGTAGCCGGGGTCGATGGGACCTGCGTCGTCTTCGATGATGATGAGAGCGCGGACTGCCTTCATGGGTGAATCCTTTCAGAGTTTACGGATGATGATGGAAAGCAAAGCGACCAGTACGGTGCTGATGACCAACGCAGCGATTCCGAACGCGATTAGCTTTACCGGGGTGAACTCGTGCTTGGTAACGAGTTCGTTCTTGAACAGCCATGTGAGCATCCGCACTTTTGCGTTGAGGACTGCGACTTGGGTGCGTAGGCTGCCACGAGAATTATCCTCCTTCTCCTCGAATGCGTTGTCGTTGTCCTCTGCCACAATCATTCTCTGTACAGCGCCAGCAGTAAGTCCTCGCCTTCGACCCGGACCCGGAGGAACTTGACCGGCGTGGCGCTGGGTCGCTCCGCCTCGGTCTTGCCGTAGCCCACGCTGAACGCCCACGGCACGTCCTGTGTGAACGCCGCCCATGTCGGCGCACCGTTCTGCCAGATCATGCCGTTGCTCATGTTCACGTCGAAGCGCGGCGACTCGCCGTTGTGCACCGCGAACATCCCGGTCATGGACTCGAACTTGAGGTTACAGACATCGACGCCGATGGCGTTCTGTGCCTGCGGAACACCGGACAGCACGATGCTCTGGTCGCAGGCCAGCATGATCGCGGCGTCCCGATACTTCCCCCACGTCAGGTCGATGCCGACGTCGAACTCGGTCAGTTGCCCCGGCGCTCCCTGCACACCGCCCATGTGATACGGCGGGTTGCCGAACTGGATGCCGCGCCCGAACGTGCCACCCGAGTGCAGGATGGTCAGCCCGTAGTCCAGCTTGCCCTGCTGCGCGCGAGCGACGTACGCCGCCATGCGCCCGGTCGGCTGCTGCTTCCAGCACTCCGCGCTCATGCCGTAGGTGGAGTGCCCGGTCTGTTCGCTGCCGACGTGATAGGCGTCCACATGCAAGCCGAAGCCACCGACGTCGCGTCCGTTGTTGTAGATGCCGAAGTAGGCCGCACAGGCGTCGTTGATCGGTGCCCCGTTCTTCTGCTGCGTCGTTTCCAGTTGCGCGCGGATGGCCCCGGTCAAGGTGCCGAACATCCCGCAGTTGCCCTCTGCTCTGTGCTGTAGGTAGGCGGCGAAGTTGCCTCCCCACGAGGCGCTGGCCGGTGGCTCGCTGGCAACGTCGGTGACCTTGCGCATGTCGTGCAGGGCCACATAGTTGTTCTCCAGCAGGATCGCGCTGTCCTTGATGTCGAGGCCAGCGTTGGAGCGCGACGTTACAGAGGGGACGCTGCGCGCCGCCTTCTTGGTGAAGGTGTGGTACCCGGTCCAGTCGTGGTTGGCTGAGTCAGTCACTTGCGCACCGCCTTCTTCACCGCCCTCGGCTGGTCACGCCTCGGCAGCGGCCCGCCGCGCTGGAACGTCGCAGGACTTGCGGACCACAGATACGCAGTCACCCGCTCGCCACATCCGCCATCCTCGCTGCAAGTGTTCTTGCCCGACGACGACAGGTTGCGGAACATGAAGAACCACGTCTCGCCGACGGCCATGTTCACTGCCTCGGTGCCGTTCACAGAGACGTACACGCTGGGCGAGGAGTTGCTGCCCTCCATGGTGCTGCCGTCCATCAGGCACTTGGTCTTGCTCGCCCACACCGTCTTGTAGTGCGCCGCAGTGCCATGCTCAACGATGTTGATGTGCGACTTCTTCCCGGCGTCGGCAGCGGTGATCGTGGTCCGCACGATGAACACTTCCTTGTCGCCACGCCCGAGACGAATGTCCATCGTCTTCTGTTCACTGAACGAGAACTCGCCACCATCAGCCACTTTCAAATCGCCGCAACTTACAGAGGGTGGTTCGACCGGTGGCGTGCACGGTGCGCAACCTGCGGGTACCGTGGCCGGACACACCGGCGGCGTGGGCGCACAGACCGGCGGCGGCTGCGTACACGCAGCACATCCGGGTAGCGGCTGGGTCGGACACACCGGCGGAACCGCAGGACACACGGGCGGCGCAGTCCCGCCACAGGTCACCGTGAAGCCGGATAGCGTGGGTGTGCAATTCGGCGGCAGCGGCGATGTCAACGTCTGTGCAAAGGCGATGCTGGTTCCCCAGAAGCCGAGAGCCATCCCTAATCCAACCCAGATCAGCAAGCGTGCACCCTTCATGGCTATCTCCCAAAAGCGTAGAAAACGGCTACGGCACAGAGAACGACGAGAATGATCGAGACGACGATCACTCCGTACGCCAAGTTACGCTCGAACCGGTCTTGTCGCTCGTCGTTCATGCTGCTCTCGGAAAAAAGTGGTTCGGTGGGACGTACCAGACGCGCGCCGCCAAGCTGTCGATCTCCAGACTGTTGGTGATGGCACCGCCACCGCCGAACGCAGGCATGGTGCCCACGAAGCCCACGCCGAAGCCGACGTCCAGTTGAGAGATGAGCAAGTCAAGGTCCCACATGTTCCCCGGCCCGCCCCACGAGATTGTCTCGTCGAAGCTGGCGGCGGGGGTACGAAACGAGTTAAAGCGCGGCCCCACTTTGCCCGCTGCCGTGTTGGCCTGCAACGCGCCGTTGATGAACAGCCAGTAGGTTGGATGCACTTGATAGGGGACCGATGTCGTTGGCGTCACAAAGCGGCCCTCGGCTGACACCTCGACCCCTACCAACCGACACCCGGACGGCACCAGAATGCCGTGCCCCTGACTCCACAGACCTCGGGTATCGAAATTGCCTGTCTGCGACGCAGTTGCGCGCGAGTCGTCGGACGCTGCTGCGTTGCTGGTGCCCGACCAGATCGTGCCGGAGCCGCCGAAGGTCGAGGTGGTCCCGGCGGGTGCCCACGGCGTTACCAGAATGCCACTGGCGTAGTCGGGGTTGAGCAGAAGCACGAAGCCGGTGTAGATCGCGCTGCTGCTCGACGCGAAATTGCCCGACGTGGATTGCGCCGGAACCACCGGCATGTCCGCCACCGTGAACGCGCAGAAGCTGGCCCCCGAGTCGTACCGCTCTGTGTACCCTGATGGCGGCGTGAAAGTTATCGTGTTGCCGTTGCTCGCCATCAACGCCACTGCCAGCGTGTCGTCGAGCGCCACCTTGGCGGCGGGGACTGCCGGAGACGAGGTACTGCCGTTGGTGATGTAGCAGGCCGCTATCGGGTAAGTCTGATCGGTGCCCCGGTACTGGATGACGCGCGCATCCTTCTCGTCGTTCGTTTCCGTCTTCATGTTGAACGACGTGCCGTTTTCGGAGCCGGTGGCAATCCGATAGAACACCCAGCCGTGGGTACCGGTGCGATTCGACTCGCCCGCCATGATCCAGCCCGCCAAATCCGTCTCGGAGCGGATCACGTTGGTGTTGGAACTGTTGCGGATGAACAGCAGCAACAGATCGCCAGCCACGATGCCGCTGGACGGATAAAACACCGTGATCCCGCCCGACGCCGTGCCGCCGGTGCTGCCGCGTGTGGTGATGTAGGCGATGGTCATTCACGCCTGCCCAACCTTGCTCAAAGACTGATACAGCAGCGTACCGTCGAAGAAGAAGTTGACGAAGGTGAAGGCGTTCGCGGTCAGGTTCACCGCCGGTGCCGACGACGCGCCCAGCCAGCGCGAGGCGCTGTACGCGGTACCCGCCCACGTCGGTGCCCACGCGCCGGTGGCATCCTGAATCAGCCGCAACTGGTAGTGTCCCGCCGCCGACGGCGTACCGACCGTGATCGCCGCCGCTGCCGTGAGCGTCACCTTCTGGTTGCTGCCGTTGGCCCAGTTGATGCTGATCGAACTGCCGGAGTTGCCTGCGTTGTACTCTGTGCCGCCACCGCCCGCCGAACCCGTGGCTCCGGTCGCGCCCGCCGCACCCGTTGCGCCGGTCGCACCCGCTGTGCCGACCCCGGTGGCTCCGGTCGCGCCCGTGTTGCCGCTGCCGGTGGAACCCGTGGTCCCTGTGGAGCCAGTGGAGCCAGTGGAGCCGGTAGAGCCGGTACGCCCGGTCGCGCCGGTGACACCCGTGACACCCGTCGCACCGGTTGCACCGGCTGGCCCGTTGCCTGCCTGCAACGCCAACGGCCAGTACGACCCGAAGGTCATCTTCAGGTCTGTGAAATAGTTGATGCTGGCCTGTTGGTTGCTCGGCATCCCAACGTCAATGGTCCCGTAGCGCGCGTTGTAGTACGTCGCGTGCGCCGCGTTGGTCACCGACAGATTCGTGCTGGACAGATGCTGGTTGCTCTCGTCGTAGAAGATACCGACCAGTTGTCCAGCGTTGAACGCAATCGGCGTCGGAAATGCCAACTCAACCCATCCGGCCCCACTCTCGCTCGACGATGCGACGGTGGTCCCCAACAACAGACCCGTGCTGATGTCGTAGACGCGGATTTGGCGCGAGGTTCGTCCCGACGAGCCAGAACGGTAGAAGCGCGCGTGTGACGCTTCCCCAGCCATCACCATCGTGTACACGTTGCCGAGTCTGTAACCGGACGCCTGTGGCGTCGTCGGGTTGGGAGCAGAGTTGATGTACTCGGGCGAGCCGGGACCGGTGGTCGCCTTCGGCCCGTACATGATGTCGGTGATGGTGTCGATGTAGTAGTCACCGACACTGCCGACAGCAGACGTCGGCGGCACCGTACCGGTCAGGATCAGAGAACCGGTCGAACCCGACCCGGTCGCTCCGGTGGTACCGGTCATGCCGGTCGGGCCTACAGAGCCAGTCGCACCTGCGGAACCCGTGGCCCCGGTTGCCCCACCGCCCGCCCCACCGGGGATGGTGACGGTGACCATGGTGCCGCTGCCCGCGTCTGTGGCAGTGACCCCGGCCCCGACAAAGTCGAGAGTGGCAACGGTGCTGCTGACCGGCGCACCCTCGTCCATGATGGTGATCGCGCCACCACCGGTGCCCGCTGCCGGGAGCGCCCACGACCCGTCTTCGCGCAGGTACAGAGCCGCCCCGCCGCCGCTGCCCGGATCGGGAACGAGGCCCTTGCGGTGGCCGACACCCGACGGCTGGAACACCGGCAACAGACCGACCGCGACGTCTCCGATCATGTTGGTGGGCGGACCTGCGATGCCCAGCGGGTTGCCCTTGATCGTCGCCGCAGGCATGTCCGCCACGTCGCTCGCACCGGTCGCGCCAGTGACGCCCGTGGAGCCAGTGCGCCCAGTTGCGCCAGTGGTCCCGGTCATGCCAGAGGTGCCCGTCGAACCGGTGACACCCGTGGCCCCCTGCCAGTCAATCGCTACCGGCCACAGATCGGCGGCACTAGCAGTGAAGATGACGTCGGCGAAGGCGTAGAAGTTGGGCTGCGGGTACTGCGGAAAACCACCGCTGCCGGTACTCTGCGAATAGCCGGAGATCGTGATGTGACCGTCATTCTCTACCGGGAAAGTCTGTGGTATCCGGTACGACCACGAGTCGCCATTTACAGACTGATACGAGACTGCGTAGCGAGTTCCCTTCACAACCGCAACAGGTGTTGTCAACGGAACCGTGACCCACCCGGTGCCACCGCCATCGTTGGCAACCACCTTGGTCGCCACGGCGGACCCTGTCTCCATGTTCCACAGAGTGACGCTGCGAGTGGTGAGCGCAGCAGCGGGCCGGTAATACTTGATCGCCGAAACTTGACCGGACAGTCGGAATTTCAGGAGCGAGGCACGTTCGTACTCGCTGGGAGCCGAGGTGACTGCGCTGGCATTCGGCAACAGAGCATCGGGCGTTGCGTACTCCGGCGCGTAGCTTGGCGTGCCGCCGATCTTTGGCCCGTACAGAATGCCGCCGACCACGTCGAGGTAGTAGTCGCCGACATTGCCCAGTGCGTTGTCGGGTGGACCCTCGCCGTTGAGGATCACGGTGCCAACCCCAGTCGCGCCGGTGGCCCCGGTGAGGCCCGCTCCGGTCATCCCGGTGACCCCGGTGGGGCCAGTCACCCCGGTCATGCCGGTGACGCCCTGATCGCCACCGCCGGGGCCGGTCATGCCACGATCCCCGGTCGCCCCGGTCGCGCCGGTGTAGCCGTGGGCAGGCCCCTGCGGGCCGGTCATCCCGAGATCGCCGGTTGCGCCCGTGGTGCCGGTCGAGCCTGTGCCGCCAGTGCTGCCCGTTGCGCCGGTGCTGCCGGTGCTGCCGGTGACGCCCACGTTGCCGCGCGGGCCACGGATCGTCTCGATCACGACCACCGTCGGATCGGCGGGGACCTCGACCACCACCGCCGTCGGCAGCGGTGCCTCCGGGACGATCAGGACGACGTCAGGCGGAACATCCGGGTCTTGGATGACGACGACACCGGACGGCTCTGTGATGATGACAACGTCGGTCATGGAGTCGGTTCATCAACCGTCACGCCCAGATTCACGATCACCTGTCCCTCGACCAGCCGATCCTCTGTGCCGTCGGGGTTGTAGCACTTCAGGTCCCACCAGCCGTCCTTCACCGCGAGGTCGGTGAGTTCGTCGGGAACGATGATGATGACGTAGCCCTGATCGTCGCCGGTGATGCCGCCGTCGGTATCCTCGGAGGTCACCGTGAACACCACCTCGGAGGTGGTCTTCTTCGACTTGCGCATCTGCACCCGGAACTGGCAGCCGGTGAAGTCGCGCGGGGTGCCGATCTGCATGTTGCCGTCGGTGTCGAGGATCGGGTCACCGGCGACGTCCACCAACAGAGCGCCGAACTGAAATTTCGGGAAGCGGTAGGTCGCCCCCTGCTCCACCTTGATGTCGTACACCGCCGCAGTCATTACAGCCTCCGCATCCGCACAGAGAGATTGGCGCGGGTGTGGCCCTTGTTGGCCTTCACCATCGCCACGTTGATCCCGGCAATGAACGCGCCCTGATTGAAGGCCGCCATCTGTGGATTGCTGAAGGTCTTGCCGGGGACGATCTGGAGACTGGACTTGGCTCCCGCAGCGATGACCTCGACCCAATCCTCGAACAGCGCATCGTCTACAGAGGTGGCGTGGCGCGTGGGCTTCAGGGCCACCCGCAGCGTCACCGCATTGGCCTCGTCGGCACCGGGCGCGCGGCACAGAGTAATGGTCCGCTCGTCCTTCTGGATGTAGCCGATGGGCGTCGATCCGCCGGTGGAGTGCGCCGGGTTGTAGGTGCCCGGATCGTCCATGTCGTCGGGTGCGTACGGGACCAGCACCCGGTTGCGATACCACGCCTTCATCACCTTGCACACGAGGTGATGCGACGGCGGTGACAGATCGTAGTCGCCGACATTGGCCCGCACCGAGATCGGGTCATGCTCCCTCTGTAGAACCAGCGACCGCTCGCAGAACTCGATGGCTGCCGACGAGATCGCACCCAGCGCCTGCACGTCGGCGCAGCCGGGTACATCCGGCAGCACATAGGGCAGGAACTCGTCGAGCGGGGTCATACCCCCTCCATGGTGATCGCGGCCACGTTGGGCATTGCGCCCTTGCTGGAGTAGTCAGGCGAGAACGCGGCGTCCTTGCGCGTCTTGAGGCCCAACAGCGCCATGAAGGTCTGGAGGTAGGCCGAGGCCAGTTGCGCGTTCTGGGCGAACTGCGCCTCCTTGCTGTAGCAACGAAACAGCACATAATTTACCAGCGGGTCGGTGTAGATGTCGGTGACCGCCAGAATGTCGGTGAGCGCCGTGACAGGCGTCGGCAGCTTCGAGTACAGAATCTCGACCTTGGCAGTGCCCTTCTTCGGGTCCGGCACCGGCGGCGAGACGTAGTAGTGGTACGGGTCCCGGTTGTCGTAGATGTAGTTGCGCACCACCACAGACGGCGTCTGGATGTGCCAGTTGGGGTCGGAGGTGTCGAGGACCTCTCGATCCACATAGCGGATGGCGCGACCGCCGATGTTGCGGATCACGTCCAACAGACGCAGCCCGTTGATCGGCAGGTCCTGCTTGGTGCCGGGGACCAGCGTGACCTGCTCGTTCACAGACGAGGCGTCCGGGCGCACGAGGACGACGGCGCGCTGGCCGTCGGTGAGCCACTGGAACATCTCGTCGTCCAGCCAGCGGATGCCTTCCTCATCCTGCAACAGGAGGCGTGCGCGGGTGATGACATCACTAGCAACCATGGTCAGCCCCTAGTCGTGGAAGAACCCACGGGATGGTGGTCCCGTGGGCACCTCTGTGCTACAGGCCGCCTTACGACTGTGCGACGTATGCGATGCCCAGCGCCTCGGTCTTGGTCAAGCCGTAACCGAACACGTTCAGGCCGCGCACGATGTTGCCGAACGTCTGCTGCGAGCGCAGCGTCTCCACGTTGGTGATCTGGGACGCGAACGAAATACCGTCCCTGCACCCGAACAGGCACTCGCTCGCAGCCACCAAGGCCCCATCGACAATCGCCTCGTAGTTGTTCGACAGGTAGATCGTGAACCGGTCCACCGTCCCGATCTTCCCGTTGCGCAGCGGCGACTTGTCGTCACCGGTCAGGTACACCGCCTTCAGATCGGACGTCTTGAGCATGAAGCCCATCCACGCCGGGAGGACGATCCAACGCCCCGACTCGGGCACGTTCTGCTCGTCCAGCACGAGGCCAGCACGCAGGATGATGTCCAGCGGGTTGCACGACGTCGCCGACAGCGAGCCGGGGGCCTTGGTGTTGTCCGGGACCAGCGGAGCCGTCGTCTTGCCAAGGTTGATCTTGCCGGTGACGACACCGGCGAGGTCGCCCTTATTCTTGGCGGTGACCACCGTTGACCAGCGCGCCGTCGGGCTGCCCGGAGGATGATTCAAGACCACGGCGTCGATCTTGATCTTCATCTGCTCCGCTGCGTCGTTGGTGAAGTTGTCCATCAACTTCAGGTCCGACTGCACAGCGTTGACGTCGTCGAGGACCACCGCGAAATACTTGCCCTTGTCGATCAGCAGTTCCAGCGAGTCCGTGTTCGGCTGTTCGAGGGTGAGCGCGAGGCCCTTCTTGTAGTCGTTGATCGTGATGTCGGGCGTCTTGCGGATCACCACCTTGTCGCCGTGACCCTTGATTTCACCTTCCCAGTCGTTGTTGGTGATTTCCGACAGGACGGTGGACTTGTAGAACTTGACTTGCAGCTTGCCGCTCCAGACCTCGGGAATGAAGCGGGCACCTGCAACACCTGTGTCGGACGAATAGTCCGGCGACACACCGGAATAACCGGGCGGAGTTCCCGGAGCGATAGGAAAGACAGCCATGATTGCACCTTTAGCCGGTGACGCTCACGGCAACAGAGGGCACCCTAGCGGATGCGACCCTCCACCGTCGCGGCGTTGATTTCAGCTTCCGTGACAATCGCCTCTGCGTCTGTGAACCTCCCCGCTCGCCAGTCCGAGTAGAACTGCGCCACCTGCGCACGGGTGTAGAACGGCTTCCCGGCGGAGGGCACGCTACGCGATGACGAATCAGGGACGATCTGAGATTCCAGAGCATTGCGCGAATTTGTCGCCTTGGACTGTTTGGCTTCCTTCCACCCGTTGAAGAACCGCGCAACCCTCTGTGCATCCCGAGCGTCCTTGGCCCGATCCAACAGAGCCTGCCGGGTCACCCCAGCAAACTCATCCACTCCATCCAGCCACGTCAGGAAGTCTTGATCGACGTTGATCTGTGCCCATTCCGGGCACAGAGAAGTCACCACGTCGATGAAGTTCTGCCACTGGATTTCTCCAGCGGACTTCTTCAGTGAATCGAGTTCGTCTTTGGTGGCCGTCAGTTCACGCTGCATTGGGGCTTGGGCTTGCGCCATCACCTCGCGTGCTGCGCGTCGTGCCATGTCCACCAGAGGCTCGCCGAATTCCTGAATCTCCTCGGGCTTGATGAGCGGCTCAATCGGAGCCTTGCTCTGTGCGTCTTCGAGTTGCTTGGCGAGCGTGCCAACCTTGGCGGTCAGGTCGCTCACCGCTTCCTTCAGGGCGCGGTTATCGGCAGCCATTCTCGGGACTTCGGCGTTGTACTTCCCGGCGAGTGTCTTGTACTTCGCTTCCCATGTTTCCTGAGTCGGAGCCGGGGCTTCCGGCGCGGGGGCCGGGGACGCTGGCTGCTGCTCTGTGGGAGGCGTTACCTGCGCAGGCTCGCCCTGCTTTCCGTACGCCTTCTCGTACAACTCATCTGCGAGTTGTCCTGCCCGTTCGACTGCCTGTGGAAGAGCCATTCGTGTGCAAGCCTCAGAAACGTCACCGCGAGCGTGTGTGAAACGTCTTCGCTTCGACTACCCGTAGGTGTTTGCGTCTGCCGGAGTCTGTCCGGCGCAGCTACTCTGTACGTTTGCGATGCATGATGCCCATCGCCTCATCACTGGTTTCGATGATCGACGTCAACGTCTGGACCGAACCCTGCAACCAACGCGCTGCGACCTCGTCCTTGGCAAGGGACAGCGCGTTGTGGTCCGCATCTCTGCTTGCGACCATCCACTCCTTCACCACCTGCCAGTCCGGGTCGCCTTGCAGCGACGCCAGTGCCGACAGGACTCTGTTCTCTGCGCGAATCAAGCCTTCTTGACCTTCTTCACCGTGCCGCCGTCGGCCTTGCCGCCGCCCAGTCCCGGACGACCTCCGGGACTGCCGGGGCCAGACGCACCGCTGAACGCCTTCTTCAGCGATTTCCAGCCTCTGCCCATCGGGGTCCGGTCCCAGCCGCTCTCGCCTTCCTCGTCGTCCCCCGCCTTGTCGGCGGCGGGCTTCGGGCTGTCGGGCCTGCCGGAGGGCCGGTCGCTGAACGCATTGGCCGCGCCGGTGACCGCCGCGCCCACCTTCTTGGCGATGGCCTTGGCGGTGCTGGTGTCGCCGCTGGCCGCCGCTGCCCCGGCAGCCTGACCCGCTGCCTGCATCTTGTTCTTCGGCTTGGGCAGGGCGGGCGTGTAACCACGATCCTCGGTGGCGGCGGTGCCCATGACCGGAGCCGCTGCGGCAGCGGCGCGCTGACCGGCCAGCATGTTCTGCTCCGGCTCGCGGTCGCCACCCATGCCCGCAGCAGCCACCGGTGCCGCTGGTACGTCCTGCATCCGCTGCCTCTGACCGGCGTCCGAGTACGCAGCTTCCTGCGCCCTCTGTGCCGCCTGCTTGGCCTCGTAGTCCTCGCGCGCCGCGAAGGCGGTGTTGCCCGCGCTGTCGTCCTTGAACGGATCGGTGCGGGTGATCTCCACCTCATCACCGTCGGCGTACTTCTTGACCCGGCCTCCGTTCGCCATCTTCTTCGGCGTGGAGTGGTAGCTGTGCACCGACTTGATGTTGCCGCCGAGGTCGTGCTTGCCCTTCTTGGCGCAGTCTCTGTAAGTTCCGGCACCCATGTTCAGCGTCCTTTCACCATGCCACCGTTCTTCAGGTGGAGTGGCTCTGTTTTCGGCATCGGCAGGTTCTTGGCGGTGGCCTTCGGGTTGCTGGCCTTGTTCTGCACACCCTTCTTGATCTTGCCGCCGTCAGCCTTCTTCACCGGCTCCTCGTCCTTCACCTTCTTGACTTGACCGGGATCGGGTTCACCGCGCTCGACCGCCGCCATCCGCTCCTCGCGCCGCTTGATGGCGTCGGCGAAGCCGCCGGTGATGATCGGGCTACCCTTGGGCTTGGCCTTCTCGCCCATGCCCTTGACCTCGCCACCGTCGGCGTACTTCTTCACCGCTGTGGCCTTGCCGAAGGGACCCTTGGCAACAGCGGCCTTGCCGCCCTTGCCCTTGTCCTCCTTGGCATCCTTGTCCTTGCCCTTCTGCAACCACGGTGGCAGGGACTTCTGCTTCCCGGCTGGTTTCATGCTGGCATCTCCTGTGGTGGCGCAACGCCTTGAGGCGGTTGGGGATTTGCCCCCTGCGGTGGGGCGAGCATAGGCTGCTGCGCGCCGGGTGACAAGGGACCGGCGGAGCCGGGTTGCGGCGGTACACCGGGCGGCGGTGCGACCGGTGGGCCAGCAGCGTCCCCGCCGGTGGCCTGCATCGGGGCGGGTTTCGGCTCCGGCACCAGCTTGTCGGTGTCCATCTGTAAGGTTCGAGCGATGTCCTTCAACAGATAGCGGCGACCGTCCTCGGTGATCGTCGCGTCCGCCGGAGTTGAGCAGGTTCGGTTTCTCGCGGTTGGTCGTAGGTGATGTAACCCGCCCGTGCGCCGGCGGCGCCGACGAATGACGCGGCGGCGGTGGCAAGGACGATCGACAGGAATTTCCGGCTCATACGCTCGCTCCTTTGGCGAAAAATGACACGCCCCGCGCCTTCACGCGGCGTGGCCCTCCGAGACTTGGTTCGTTTGTGACGCGGTTATTCATGTGACAACGATAACCGATGACGGCAATGACGCCCAGCGCGAAGGTGCTGCTGACCCGGAACATCCCCGGCGACACCTTCACCGATTCCGCGGCGCTCGGCGGCCCTTCGCTGGCGATGCTGTGCAAGCAGCGCAGGCGCCGCGCCCCCACGGACCGACCTCGGCGAGGCGCAAGGTCGATGCTCGTGAAATCCTGCCAGACCGCGCCGCGGATCCTCATACCCGACTGGACAGCTCGCTCAGACCGCGCAGGACAGGATCCGCCGAGTGCTTGAGCACCGGCAGAGGGACCATCGCGCATGCGATGTCCGGATTAAACACCGCGGTCGGCGGCGCGCCTGAGGCGGAGCAACCACTCGAGTTGGCCACGATGCGGGGCGATTTCATCCAGGCGCCGACTCGACGATCGTACTGATCGTCGTCGGCAAGCTGAGCGCGCGCCCGCGCGCGCGGAAGCTGGTGAGCGTCGCTTCTGTAATCGAGGGCTGGACGGTTCCTGACATGTAGGCGATCCGCCGGTGGCCCATAGCCGCAGGTACTCGACCGCGGTGCGGCCGAATCGGTCGTCGTCGAACCGTTGAGCAATTGGCACGGGCCCGCGGGTGCCAGTGACCTGTGGTCGCCGAACGCGATCACCGCCCGGCAGTCCGCCCGGGCGCAGGCGCTCGAGGTTTCGGTCGCATCGCCGGGGCCGTAGATGAGCCACCCCCATCGATACGCCGAGCGCCAGGTGTTTCGGTGGGTGGCGGTTGGTTGGTGAGACGTCGACGCGATTCCAATCGCCGGGGCGGCTCCCCGCGCGGACGACAACAACGTCGAGTCGCGTTTGGAGAGCTCCAGTTCGGCGCCACGCATCATCTCGAGGCACGCCGGGTCCAGTCGCGCGTCGGAATCACCGACGTACAGGAGCCCGACCTGCTCGACTGTATTCAGGCGGTGCGTCGAGCGGGGCGCGCGCCAGCCGCCGGCCGGCCTGGTTGGCGACGAAGCCGAGGCGCCGCGCGGCCTCTTGCACTCGGCGCCGGGTTTCGGCGCTGTAGCGCGTGTCGTTGCGGTGCAGGACGTGAGAAACTGAGCGGAAGTCCAAGCCGGTTTCGCGGGCGATGTCCTTGAGGGTTGCCATTTCCCGATTCCGAACGTTCGGATCATACATTCCGAACGTTCGGAATTGCAAGGAAAATTGCCCGCGCAGCGCCCGCCAATCACTCGGGTCTATCTGCTTTTGCTCGCTTGTCTTACGGGTATTTCCACGACCACACCCGACGGCCGCTCGTGAAGAAATGCTGACGTGCCTCCAAATGTCCGTCGTAATACAGCACGTTGGCGCGCTTGCCGGGGTGGCGGAAGGCGTAGAAGCTCGCACCGGTTATCCCCCATCCGTCGCCGGGATCACCATCGATGCCGTAGCTGTACTCCGGCACGGACCAGCCCCACGCGAACCAGCGCTGGCAGTCAATCACAAGGCTCACCTGCTCGACCAGATTCACCCGGCCGAAGAAATAGGCCGGCGGGCCGTCCATGGTGTAACGGCCGAGCTTTGCATAGGAGTAATCAAACCACGCGCCGTAGTTGACCTGCGAGTTGATCGCGTAGCTCGACGGGCACCATGCGTTCTCGAACATCGGCTGAACCGGCGCGCCGACTTGCGCGGCGAGAGAAGGCGCCGGCGTCAGACGGGCACCGCATGACCGGATACCGCGGCCCGTTTGAGCCGCCGTAGTTCTGACCTTTGCCCAGATATCCAGTTGCGCTCAGCGGCTTCCAGAAGTAGCTGTAGTAAGGCCAATCCGCCGAGCCGTACTGCTTCAGCGACGGGATGCGGCCGTGGTTCTCGTTGGCGTAGCCGACGAATGCGATATAGAGCTGTCGGAGGTTGCTCTGGCAAGCGATCGCTTCCGCCTGCCGCCGGGCCTTCTGGAGCGCCGGCAACAGGATCGCGACCAGCACCGCGATGATGCCGACGACGACCAGGAGCTCGACGAGGGTGAACGCTCTGTTATTCCGCGCGTGCATGACATCACCTCTCAGCGACGCCGTCGTCGAACAAACATCGCGCCGCCTGCCATCAGCATCAGACCGCCCGCCGTGCCCGGTTCCGGCACGAACAAGACGTTTGTCGATGTCAATGCTGTTCGTGCTGCCAGTCGGATCAATTGAGATGCGGTCGACCACGAGCTGAGGAGGGGTGCCACCCTGGTTCAGGTACAGATTGTTAAGCCGCACGCCGTTCCAGTCGACGCTGTAAGTCCCGTAGGTCGTCGCGCCGCTGGGAGCGGGGTCCGATTTGAAGAAGACGGTTACCGTCTGCCATGAGCCGATCGGGAAATTATTGGAGACCGTGCCGAACGCGTTGGGTCGGTCTGGCCGAAACCGCTTCCATTGCCGCGTGAGCGGAACAGCAGCGGCGTGCTGGTGTTGTTCGCGTTGTGGAACCACGAGAGGTTGACGGGCTGGAGCCCCGAGGCGGTGAACAGCTCGATGCTCGTGGCCGAGTCGACGCCCTGATTGAAGCGGATGTCGAAGCGCACGAACCCCTGCGTGGCGCCCGCGAAGATCCGCCGCGCCGACATGTTTGCCGACGACGATGTATCGCGTGCCGCGAGGAAGTGGTTCCCGCCGCCTTCGGAGGCGACGTTGCCGGTGATGCTGGTTCCGTTGGCGCCGCTGATCGTCCAGTTCGCCGGCTGCGAGCCGACCGTGTCGGACTGGAACGTGTCGAGCGATGCCTGGCCGTAGGCGAATGCGCCCAGGGCAAGCACGATCGCGATGGTAGACGCGCCGGTCCGCGCCGGCGTCTGATAGTTCTCACTCATGTGACGATCCTCCTGATGAAATGAGGGCAGGTGAAGTGGTAGTGGTCCAGCCGCGGACGAGCGACGGCGCGACGCGCATTTCGCTGGACGCCAATCGCGGCTCTGCGATCAGCTTTTGCAGCAGCAGGGGCGCCGTGACGCCCGACCTCCGCCATCGGCATCTCCAGGCGCGTGGGCCCGTACTCGCGCGGCGCATCACTTCCCGCCGAGGCGACGGTGTAGGAGCACCCGACAATGCTGAGCTGCCGCGGCAGCTCAAAGTCGGCCGAACGCAGCAGACGCGTGATCGAATCGACTGCGTCGGCCTCAGGGGCCATCAGCGCGGTCGGACGCGGCTCGCTGCGCAGCCACTGGGCGAACTGATGGACGGCGGGCGCGCCGGTCGGGGGGCCGTACCAGATGTTCTTGGTGCGCAGCAGCGCCGCGTCGTCGCGCTCCAGTCCCAGTTCGTCGACGGCGGCGATGAATCCGCTCCGCAATTCCTGTTGGTACACCAGCGTCATGCTGCCGCCCAGGAAGGCGATCCGGCGGTGCCCGAGCGACGCGAGGTGCTCGACGACGAGACGGCTGGCGGCCAGGTAATCGATGGTGACGTTGTGCACTAGCCCGCGAGTGCAGCGGTGGTCGCCCAGGATCACGAACGGCAAGCCCGCGGCGCGCAGGCGGCTGGCGGCGGCGTCGTCGACCTGTCCGACGACGAGCCAGCCGTCGACGCCGCCGGCCCGGGTGATCCGCTCGATCTTGTCCCAGTCCGTGCGTCCCGCCCCGCGCACGAACAGGAGGTTCGCCTGGATCTTGGAGAGTTCCTGCTCGGCGCCGCGGAGGAACTCGAGGAAGACGAAGTCGAGGCCTTCGGGCTGTCCGCTGAGGAGGATGATGCCCGCCTGCTCGAGCGGGGTCGCGCGGACGTTGGACCTGGTGCGCGCCAGGAGTCGCGCGCCATGGTTGCGGACGAACCCGAGCCGTGCCGCCGCCTCGGCGACGCGCTGCCGCGTCTTGGGGGCGACGCGCGGGTGATCGTTGAGCGCCAGCGACGCCGTCGTCCGCGAGACCCCCGCGGCCCGCGCCAAGTCGGCCCAGGCGCGCGTGCGCATGGCCGGCGAGCGGCGGACGTCGGAGGAGACGACCATGCGGCTAGCTTACCCTTGCGACGCACCGCGTTCAAGCAAAAAATGCAATATGTGTTGCACACAAAAGAACCACAGAACCGGCCGTTTAGATGCACAGATTCGGCAAATTACAGATCGTGTTGCGGAAAGCGGCTGCTCAGCAACTCGGGGCGGGTCACTTAGGAGGGTCGTTCCAGAGGTCTTGGTAAACGTATTTCCCGGTTTTGCTCATGGGCGCCGTCGCCTCGACGTGGCCGTCCATGTATAGCGCGTTCAGCGTGCGGCCGGGGTGCCGATAGGCGTAGCCGGTCTCGGGCAGGAACGGCGGCCCGAAGGGCTGGTCGATGCCCCAGTCGTAGTAGGCCAGGACCCAGAAGCCGCCCCAGTCCGGGGTGTCGACGACGATTCGCGCCTCGTGCGCCGGCATCGTCTCCGGCCCCTTGAGGAATCCCTTGCGGTAGCACTTCTCCGCCGGCGCGCTGCCTCCGAGGTATGAGGCGCCGAACTTCACGACGCTGAGATTCATGACATAGCTGCCGCCCATGTTTTCGGCGTCGAAGAAGGTCTGGCCGTTCATGCCGTACAGGCCACTGCCGATCTCAGCGGGGCAGCGCGTGACCGCGAAGCGCGTCTGCCAGAGCCCGAACAGCGGGCCGCGGAACTGCTCCATGGCGCCCAGGTACTTGGTCTTCCCAAGCACGTGATAGAACGTCGCGCCGCGTGTGTCGTTAACGGTCGGCCAGATCGGGTTCGCGTACCCGTGCCCCGGGATGTAGTCGTGGTTGTCGGTCGCGTAGTTGTAGAGCGCCATACCGATCTGGCGGAGGTTCGACTGACATTGCAGCGCGATCGCCTGCGTGCGCGCCTTGCGCAGCGCCGGCATGAGGATCGCGATCAGCAGCGCGATGATGCCGACGACGACGAGCAGCTCGACGAGGGTGAACGCCTTCTTCTTCCTCACGGTAACAACCTCACCTGCGCGTCGCGCGGCCGCGGCGCGCTACCACCCCCATCGCGAGGACGCCCATCGCCATCGCCACCGACGGCTCGGGCAGCACGACGTTGGTCAGCAGGATTTGCTTGTTTGTCGTGTCGTTCACCAGCGATCCGTACGACCCGTCGGGATAGGGGAACGTGATCGAGTTGAGCATCGGCGTGCCGGTGAGCGTGCCGCCGTATTGCATCAGCAGCAAGGTGCTACCCGACACCCATCCGCCGCCGTTGCTCAGGGCGAGGTTGAAGGTGCCGAGCGTCGCATTGCCGGCGACACTGATCAACCCGCTATCAGCGCCGGCGGCGTAGCCAAGGTTGATGATGTTCTCGCCCACGAAAGTGCCCGCTGTGAGGGTCTGGCTGAGCAGGTTGAGCGTCGAGCCGTTGCGAATGGTCGCGGTTGCCGGAGGTCGTCAGATCGCTGACCATGCGCACGTTGCCGTTGGAATCGCTTCCGTCGTGGTTTCCACCCGCGGCGCCGATGTCACCGATCAGCAAGTCGACGCCCGCCATGTCGTGCGCCATGAAGACCGTGCTGGGCGTGGACGGGCTGCCGTAGAACATCAGCGTATCCGATCCAACGGGGCTGACCGGCGTGTTTGAATTATCGCGGAAGGAGATCGTCGAGTTATCGATGTAATTCCCCTTCACCGCGAGCTTGGCGTTGAGCGCGAAGCGGATCTGATCCGTTGCCTTAGCGACCAGCACGTTGCCCTGCACGGTGCGGTCGCCGCCGAGGTTGTCCAGCTGCATGACGAACGGCCCCGCCGCCGAACGGTCCGTAGCTGTCGCTGGCAGTGGCTGAGCCGACTTGGACATTTCCGATCGTTGCGTTGCTGGGATTCTGGAAGTTGATGTTGGTGCTGCCGAAAGGGTTTCGCAGGATGAGATTGGAGTTGGGATCGAAGTTGACGCTTCCGAGCCGGATGTTGCCGAACTCTAGAACGAGATTGGTACCCGCACCTATGTAGAAGTCGGGGACTGCTGTTGGTCGAGCCCATCCCGCTGCCGTAGTTCAGGCTCCCGCCGGGCGTCGAGCTGATGACGCGCATCGCCGCGTTGCCGAGGCTGGGCGTGGCGAACGTGTACATGTAGTGGTTGTTGAGGTCCACGACCAGGTTCGACGGGCCTGGGTGAGGTGTTGGTAAAGTTGAGGCTGCCGGCGCCGCTGAACGTGATGTTTCCGTTGAGCGTCAGTTGGTTGACGAAGTTGCTGGTCTGCGTCATGTCCACCGCAGAAGAAATGCCGGCGGGGACGTTCATCGTAATCGTGCGATTGCCGCTGGCGTCCCCGATGACGGCTTTTTCCGCGACCTCGGCGCCGTCGGGAACATTATCGCCGGACCAGTTGCCTGGGACGTTCCAGTTGAAGCTGCCCGAGTTCAGCGGCCCGTTCGAGCCGCCGCCCCAAGTTCGATCGACGGCGAAGGCCGATCCCCCGACGGCCAGCATCGTCATACAAACAAAGTAACTCAGTCGCATGCTCTCACCTCCGAGAAGTGCGTCGCAAGATCACCGGCAGCGATACGACGAGAAGAAGTGCCGCCGTGCCCGGTTCGGGAAGTTGGTCGAAGTTCAAGTTGTCCAACGCGAGCAGCCGGTTGCGCCGCTGAACTCGTCGTGTCGCGGACGAGCAGATCGCCTGCCCGCTCAGTTCACCGGCGCCGTTGAAATGTCGCGATGTCTGTCGTCAGGTCCCCAGCGCGACCGACCCGCTGGCCACCAGCGTCCGTGACGGCCGTGACCTGATCGCTAAGGTTCTTCGACAGGCTCGCATTGTCGATAGAGAACCAGTCGGCGGTGACTTGTCCCAGGGACTGGTGCCGGTCGGGCCGTTCCCGTTGAAACGAATCAGGTCGAACGAGTTCACGCGGACCGTATGTGTCGGGCCGGGCGTGAAGGTGAAGTAGTAGCGGCGGTCGGACTCGGCGGCGCTCTGCC